GCAGGTGATGCCGAGCCGCCCCAAGCGGAAGCAGGTGATGCCGAGCCGCCCCAAGCGGAAGCAGGTGATACCGAGCCGCCCCAAGCGGAAGCAGGTGATGCCGAGCCGCCCCAAGCGGAAGCAGGTGATGCCGAGCCGCCCCAAGCGGACGGTAAAATATCATTTTAGGGGTAAGTCAATTTGAATACAGCAGACGCGGAGAATGAGACTCCAGTAAATCCGTTGGGTCTAGCGAGGAATGGAAAGTATCAAGTCCGGACTTGTGAAATCTTGAACTCGCTTCTGCTTTTTAGGTATTAAATTTTTGATACATAAACCTTTAATAAACCATCAAGCTATACTCTATATTCTTATTTTTAATCTTATTTTTCCAACTTCTCCAAAAGATAAAAAGTTATCATATTCTTGAATCGCATTTGATAACTTTATCTCGCACGCCCGCGTATAAAAAAATTTCCAGTTCCCATGAAATATTCCATGTAGGCGAACGCGAACAAAAGCCCACTGACGTCCCGCCCCAAGTTAGAACAGGTGATTTGTCTAGTCCAGGTCAAACTTGTCTGCCACATCGTTGCACCTACAAAGATATCAATTTGGTTGCAAAAATGATAACTCCGCCCCAAGTTAGAACAGGTGATTTGTCCGCCCCAAGTTGGAACAGGTGATTTGTCTAGTCCAGGTCAAACTTGTGTGCCACGTCGCTGCACCTACGGAGTTATCATCCAGGTCGAGCCCTGCACCCCGTCGCCCATCGACCATAAATTATCATTTGCGGCATGATACGGCGGACTTTGTGGCGAATGATATGATAACGCCTAAATGGCATCCAGACTTTAAAAGTATAGCACGGCCCACGAACCATGATACCAAGGACGCAAACCATGATACCAAGGACCAAGGCCCACAAAATGATAAATCTAGACCATGGACCGTGGACCATGGACCATGGACCGTGGACCGTGGTCCATGGACCAAGGACCATGGACCAAGGACAAAATGATAAATCTGGAACTGGACCCCGGACCCGGACAGGCCGACCAAGGACCGTGGACCGTGGACCATGTTGACAGCACCTAACATGTTCGCCATCTTTGGTCGGCCTGTCCGCCCCAGCAAAAAGCCGGTTGATGTTTTGCCGCCCCAGGTGAAGGCCGGTTGTTGGGAGGTCGATCCAGGTTATCATGTGGGTGTTCAATTTTGCAACACCGACAAAAAAGTGTTGCAAAATTGAACACCCCCCTGAAAGTGGGGTGTGCGGTATCGCACACCCCCTGAAAGTGGGGTGTGCGATACCGCACGTGCGGAACCGCACAGTGAGCGGTATCGCTCAGCTCAACTGCCCTATATTAGATACTTCGGTGTAGTCAATTTGACTACATGATAGATCGGCGATTTTGCCTAAATCCAAGGCATCGCTGCCCACGGTATAGGCACAAGGATATTAGACGGTAAAAACCGACATATTGTGAGCTTTCCAGATCGCTTTCCCGAAAACTAAGTGTCCAGTAACTATTTCAAAGTATTTTCACGCGGGGAAAACCGATGAATGGGAGCCGCAGACAGCGTGCCTAAAATTCAGGCAGGTATAATTGGGGCGTTCCAAGCGAACACGGGCAAGCCAAGCCAAATTCGGCACGCTTGTCAAGTTCCACGGGACTCGCTACACTGTATGCTGTAGCGTTTGATCTTTGACAATTTGGTTTCTAGTTGGCGGTTAAACTCGCTACGCGGTCCAAATATCGCGGACCACGTAGCGAGTTTAACCGGGCTTGAACGGTGACAGGTTCAAGCCTATTTCATTAAATCCTTATTTGGAAGGAATACCACTATGTCACAAGAATCTAAACTTACCTCTGTTTTGTCGCTGCATTTCGATTTTGACGCGAAGTCTTTACTTTGCGGCATGAATCCCGGTTCAGATCGATACTTGACGCCAAACCCGGTTCAATCGCTAGTAGATAGCTTATTTGCTGGTTGGAATAGCCAGGAAAGCTTGAAAGCCATCACTAATGGCAATCTCGCTAAAATCGATCCGCGATTCACTAAAGCGGACGACGTAGCTAGTTTCGCTGCTAAACAGCGTCAAACTTTCCGTTCTGAATTCAGACCGGGGACAGACTTGTGGGCAGCTCTTTGCGGCAAGTCTGACAAGTTCATCGCCATTGGACCAGCACCTGCAAAGGGGCAGCCTGATGAACGTTTAAAGATTCCCGTTGAATCGATCTACGCGGTCCTTAATCTTTGGTGCGGTACCAAAGCGAATGGCATGACCGTATCGGGCAACAGGCGTATGCTTGCGCTACTGTTTGTTCTGGCCCTTGAATATGCGGAAGCATTCGCGGAAGCATTAGGGGCAGGGAAAACGAACGAAGACGCGGAAGCTGTTGCTAAAAAGACAGTGAAAGCTCATCGGATTCCCGTAGTATTCAAATCGTGGGACACGTTCCAAGATTTGACTAGCGAGCAAATTGCGGACAATGAACGGGTTCACCAGTCCAACTATACGGAATTGGATCAGGTACGTTTGGCCGTTAAGATCAAACGCGAAGACTGGGGACTGTCCAAGCGGGATATCGCTCGACAGATTCCGGGTTTGCGGACCGTAGCCAAAAAGACTGGCGAACTACGCATTAACCAGCGTAGGGCGTCCAATGCAACGGATCGTGCCGATCTTGTCATCTATGCCGATGACGGGCTGGATATGAACGTCATGGACCGGTTGACCACGGACAACGTAGAAAGCTACGTTGAAGGTGGACCGATTCCAGTGAAACGGATCGCTTTCGAACACGTTCCCTTCCTCATCGACGCTACCAAAGAGTACAGCAGTACCCACGCTGCTATTCTTAAAGCGGTTTACCCTGATGCTGTTTTCAGTGAAGGGGAGGCTATTGGCATCGATGCCGATTCTAAAGCTTTGGAACGCTATTTTCGGTATATTATCGAACATAGCGGTTCAGCGAAACAAGCTTTGACGATCAAGCAATTACGCGATGCGATCACAAAAATTCCGTCGTCCAAAGACGTGGAAGTATCGCTACGCAAGCTGTACGAAGTGATTGCCGCTGGCGATCCAAACGCACTAGCGTTACCAGCTTTGAAAGCTTCAGCGTGGGCCACAATTGTGGATCGCGAAGCGGAAGCGGAAGCGGAAGCGGAAGCGGAAGCGGAAGCGGAATCCGCCAACTAGAAACCCTTAGCCGCGGACCGGTCCAATTTGGACCGGTCTATTTTTATGCCCTTGGAATATCAACTAGCTGCACGCAATATCAAATAGCTGCACGCAATATCAACTAGCTGCACGCAAACCCGGTAGGGGTTTATCACAAGTCGTTGCACCCAGGAACAATACCGGGGTCCGTCGCCCTTAACGCGACGACACAAGCATGATATTTTGTGCCACGGTCCCCGGACCTAGCTACTCGGACCTAGCTACTCGGACCATGCACCCTGATCCACGGACCATGATCCACGGACCACGGACCAAGCTACTTAGGCCAAAACACAATGATACTGGGGTAGGGGTTCAGAATCCGCCGGTCCGTGGACCAAAGAACTTCATTAACGTTTCCTCTGAAAATTATTTTCTGAATTTTTTCAGAATTAGGGGCAATCCGTCCTGCCCTCATTCGTATCTATAGGGAAGTCCACCTACTGATAATGATAATGACAAGAAAACTTTATCCAGCATTACCTGATCACCCTGAGTACCGTTGCAAGTCCACGGCTCAAAACAAACATTGTACGTTTCTATCATGTGACGGACTTCGCAAACTGAATCTGTACGACGATCCAAGGCAATCTGATAAATGTCCCAAGCACGCCGGACGACCACCAAGTAAACAAACAGCTTTGGCAAAGTACATGGACACCCATCCTCATGAGGTGGGTTATCATTTGCCGGACCAAGCACCAAAGGTGCATTCCCAATCCCGAAGTGTCGCCGAAGAACTTCACATTCTCCGCACACTTCTTCAAAACACCCTGAACCAATGCAATACGTCGCTCGACTTACTCGCTAACACTGAGCGAATGACAGTCTTAAGTGATAAGATTGCTAACTTGATAAAAACTGACGTATTCCTCGAAGAAAAAACAAAGAACTCCTTGACGCGGGACCAAATCATGGCCGTGCTCTCGGAGATACAACAAGTGATAACTCGGCATTGTTCGCCGGAGCAGGTCGCACTGATCCGTCAAGACTTCCAAGAACTAACCATTCCTGACTAACCTCAGTTACTATGCCAAGTCACATAAATCCAAATCGCATCAAATCAGAGACGATGTTCGCCGGAGCACAGAACATCAACATTATCACTACGGAATCCAGCGTCACGCTCCGTGCTCCAGATGATACAACTCAATCGCTCACGCCAACCGGAACCCATCCAAATAAAGTAATCTCAGCAACCCTCGATCAAGCAGGTTTCTACACCGTAGACGGTCACATTGGAAAAGTCCTTGTGCTTGTTTCCACTTATGATGAAACCTACGGAGCTGCTTACAGAGGAACGGGACTCACCCCAGTAGTAGGCCAAGACGCCTAACCAAACAAACCATGTCATACGCAGACGAAACAACAGCAAAAGCAGCCGTAGCAAATGCCATTGGCAACGCAACAAGCGTCGATCCAGTGAGCAATACGGAACATGCTGACGTTCTTGATAATTTGATCGAGAACATCTTCGCCGCTGATGGTATCACTGTGTATTTCGCCGAACCTCTGTCGGGACTTGGCGATGACGGCGACGTCACAATCTACGAAAACAAAATCTACTCGAAAGCTGCCGGAACATGGTCCGAGGAACTTGAATTAACAAGCTGGACTTTCAATACTGCTGATCCTCCCACGTCCACGTCTCACACTTATGCAATCTCGACAACCGGCCAATTATACGTAAACGTCGCCGGAACATGGACCTTGCAGCAGTTATCATTAGGCAAATACAAAGGTGCTCACTCAACCACCACAAAGTATTACGCCAATGATATTATCCTCTACTCAGGGGAATTGCAGTACGCTAACAGCACGCACAATCCTAAGACATATGACGCCGCAGACTGGACTTCGCTACCTACTGCGTCATCAACCCACGTACTCCACGATGATATCTCAACACTTCCTTCCTCCCCGGACGGTTACACGCTTGAACTATATGACGGGATCGGCGAGGGGATGCTCTTTGAGCGGGTATCAAGTGCGTGGGTTTACCGAACACAGACAACAACTCCAGTTGTTGACCTAACCTCTGGCAACGCTTCAACGATTGCAGCATATTTGTCCGCTGGTCAAATATATCGGTACAATTTAACGACAGGCGAACCATACTACGTTGATAACGCCGGAGCACGGACCTCGCTTCCTCCAATCCAAACCGCCGTAACAGCCCTACCGTCAATTGTAGACGGTCCCGATCTATTGGTTTGGACCACGGACCCTGACGGGCATCGAGCGTACTTTAAAGGAGCTTCCGCGTACCAGAAGCTCCCACTTGTCCCAAGTATCCAAGAGTCCGATCAATCACTTTCGGAGAATCGGGAACTAGCGTACAACGCCCGAACACTATCATTCGACGGTGACGGCACATTCCGCTTCGGAGACTTAAGCGACAACACCGACGGATATTATGCGGCCTTCAACTCCGGTGCGTTACAGTGGGCCAATGCTACACCGGAAACGAACCTCACGTCCATCACCCCTACCATTGTCAATTCGCAAAACCTAGCTCTGGTAAACGACGGCACTAGCAACAGTTTCACGTTGAAATACGCAGGAAGCCAAGATCAAGACTTTACGTTTCCAGCAGATCTTCCAGCTTTAGGTAATATTCTGGAAGTCACGGGCCTTGCAACAAGTTCCATTGTAGTAGGCTGGCGTAAGCCCGTAAAAGACTGGTTCACGCTAACCTCAGCCACCCCAACTGTGACAGTTGACGGCAATGATAGCAAACGCTTTAAACTTGACCCTGGGCACACTCCAATTACAATTGCTTTCACTAATTGTGAGCAACATGATTTTGTTCTCCTCAAGATACGAGGTCACGCTACAAACTCAGTGTCAATGCCTGCCGGAGCAGACGGTGACGTTTTCTCTCTTAGTACGGATGATACAAAAGCAACTTTAGTCACAGCTATCATTGATGGTTCCGCCATCCATCTTGGCGTAATGAGGGACGTATCATGGGCTTAGGATTAGGATTAAACATGGGCTTGTTTCCTTTACCATCGGTTAAAGCAACATTGGACAACCGTCCTTTGTTCACGTCGCTTGCATTTTTGCAATGGCGTCGCGATATAGTAACTGCAAAAGAACGCCCCACGTATTGGATCCCTCAAACAGAGTATTACGTCAGTGAATCGACCGGTAACGACGCTAACGCTGGAACAGAAGTCGCCCCTTGGCAAACACTTGAAAAAGCTCAACAAGTTCTTGACGCTTTGTCTGATGAATCGTATACCGTTATACGGCTCAAACGTGGTGATACTTGGGAAGAAGAAGGAACTGTTTTAGCGGTAGACGGAAACTCGTGCTTACTGCGACTGACAAAGACGTTCAGCGGGATCAGTTCTTACGGGTCCGGTGACCTGCCGTTTATCAATCAATTTGCTACCAAATACACGTCGGGTTGGACTGTTCACAGTGGGAACGTCTACGTCCGATCGGAAGCCAATGATATTGTTAGCGTTCGGCTAACAACTGATCGCCTTGTACCTTTTTACGACGCCACAGACGCTACAGATTGTGCTACCGATATTGCTGACACAAACGGCTCATATTTTTATGATGCGACTGGCAACAACTTATATGTCAACCTTGGCGGTACTGATCCGAATACAGTAACGATTGAAGCTGCAATTTCTAATGATGACACAGTTGAAGCGGTAGCACATGGTTGTTTCATCGAGAACATTCGGCTCGACGGCACGTTAAAAAGAACAACAAGGGACGAGCAGGCGGGTATCCGTTTAAATATCAATGGCAGTGAAGTCGCAAGAATCGAGAACTGTGAAGCGTATTATGGTTCGTCTCACCTGATACACCAGAACGGTTTAACCGGGACTGGCGGCATCGGTATTATCAAGAATTGCAAAGCTGGCTATTCGCTCTGGAATACTGGCGGAAACACGATTTTCAATTCATACACATTAGGCGGCGATCAAGAGACTTATGTCCAAGACTGCGAGGTTCCTTATGGAACATTACCAGGTCACGAGTGGACGTCGACTAACTCAGCACACGATGCTTTAGATGGTTCAGCGTTTTATTGTCATGCTGGTGGCGGGGCAAACACTGGGTTTATCCTCGTCGATGGGATGAAGTGCGACCATGATAACGCTTGGGGTCCGCAAGAAGGGTCTTACAATGGTAGTGCTCCAGCAGCAGCAACAATCGAAGACGCCAAGGTAGTTGTCTTCGGAGAGGTCGTAGATAACAGCCGACTTGGGTTGCGATGTTTCCGATTATCACCTGCGAACGGAGTTGGAATTTGCAACACGTACACAGGAGGCTACGGCACCGATAGAAATTACCGAGCACTTTCAGCAACAAACCAAAGCGGCTTTATGTTTAATTGTCGCTTCGACGTTTCTCTCCCTGCTGGACTATTTAACGCTCACGGATTCTGGAACGGTTCTGGAACGTCAAATGTAAGCTGGTTCTTTAACCGTTTTATCCAACGAGCTTCTCACGGATCGCATGATCTTGCGTTTAATTATGACTCCGTTTCTACATGGCCTGACAGCACGCTTTACAACAACGTTATCGCTCGCGTTGGAACCTATGATAACTCGGTCGCTATGTATAACGGCACTCCCGATTCCAACAACAATGCTCTGTATCAATTCAAAGGGGCGAACGCAGGAGCAAACTCAATTGACATTACAACCGAGGCCGAAGCGGTTCAAGACACAGCAAATGTTGATACTTACGGTACATGGGAAGCTGCAAATACAGCAATCGGAGTTGTGCCTGAGTACGACAGGCTTCTGAACCCGCGAACAGCAACAACAAGCATTGGAGATTTGGCGTAATGCTACTAAACATAACTGATAAACACGGTGTCACTGTGGGTGTTGTTGAAGCAGACACCTTGGAGAAAGCTTCCAAGCTCGCAAGAGATCACGTCACCAAGTTGGTAGATCCTCCTGCTCCTGACGGCACTCCAGGCATGAAGTACCCTAAGACTGAAAGCTCTGATTTGTTCATCGCATTCTTCCGAGAAGAAACTGATAAGCGACCAATATTGAAATTCAAATTCAAGCCACTTGATGTGATCAAGTAGTTAATAGACCAATGAAAGAAATTTTAGATTCACTATCACTAATCGGGCTGTTTGTGCTATCCATCGTAACGATCATGCATTTCGTACAGCTTGACAATCGAGGCGAGTGGATGCGACAAGTGCAAGAAAATTTTGACTACGGACAGCGATGCAGCTTGCACGATTTGAAGCAAACCATCAAAGCAAACAATTTAATAGAGCCTGATTTTGCACCGCGTCCTCCAGTCCCTGAACCGTTTTGGCGAGAAACTACAACGTCTGCAAAATCAGACACCTGCCCACATTGTAATGTACCAATGAGATTTTTTGATTGTGTTGGAACCGTTCGGGCGTGGCGTATTATCATCGCACATTCTCTGATCAGTGCGATGTATCTGGGTATTGCGTTTTTCCGTTTTCTTCCGGCTGGAATGGAAGCACGAACGCAAACGGAACGAGTTGTTTGGTATTCGCTCGCGTTTATCTTCCCGTTTTGCTGGGCTGCGGGATACGGGACGACGATACTCGCCGGCTGGTTTCCTGCTTTGGCGTACTTTTTGAAAGAATCAGCGTGCTACGTTGACGCTGCATTTTGTGTTACTTTTCTATGGTCGACGCGAAATCAAAATTTGGTTTCGGTTACTGTTGATAGTTTTCGAGACGAAATTGAAGACATTGTCAACAACGAAGACTCTGACTTATCTCACGGCGACCGCATTCAGCAGATTCGAGACTCTTTGCAATGAATATCTGGCTCTTGATGCAAGAATCGACAGCCCCTGGAATGCCTGCATGGGTGGGGTTCGTCACTGGTACGGGAGGTGGTCTAGTGATGGCAATTTTCGGACTGATTGCGTTGTGGAAGCGAATGATCTTCAAGGAAACACAGTACGAAAAACGGCTCGAAACGAAAGACAAAGAAGTCAATCAAATCGGGCGAGAGTTCGTTGAACTATCGATAAAGATGTTGGAACGGGACGAAAAAAACCGGGAAAACGATAAGGCAATCCGCGATGGTTTCGACAGACTAATTGAGCACGTTAAAACCGACTCACTTAAAATGGAGAATTGGCGGAAAGAGGTGGATCGAATATTGGCACAGCTGGTACCCCGTAAGTAAAACGCAAAACAAAAGAGAACAAATGACGAATTTAAGAACCCTGCTGCTGCTTCTAACAATTGTTGTTTTTCCGTCCATTTGTATCGGACAAGAGGGTCCAGATATCACTCAATGGCTGAAAGACAAGATCGCGAACCACGAACCTATCAAGTTGGAGCGTGGCGATTACTTCATTACAGAAACGATCAAGCTTCCAGGCAAGTACGGATCTTCGATTGAGGGTGTCGGTGTGGCTGCTGCTCACTTGTCTTCTGCAAACCCATACAATTGGCAGTCGACACGCATCTTCTGGCGTGGTGAACCGAATGAAGCCATGTTTCGGGCAGATGGATCGAATCAAACATTTAAAAACCTCACTCTTGTCGGCAAGCCAAGCTACAACGGCTCGACAGTTGAGGGCGTCGTCGGCGTGAAAGTCTTAAAAGCTCGCGGGCTTGGAACAGGCAAGCATCGATTCGAAAGTGTTTGGTTCCAGAACTTACACTACGGAACACAATGGGGTGAGTCTGCTACAGGGGCAGGTGCAAATTGCGACGAATCGTATTTTGACTCTTGTACATTCATGCAATGCCATTCAGCGACACGGTACGAGCACAGCCAAGCACTCGGCTTTACGTACATGAATTGTGTCTATAAGCAAGTTGAACGGTGTCATGATATTCAAGCCGGTGGGCATATCACAGCGTACAAGTGTTTCGTATCACAACCACCAAGCGGCAAGAAAGTTAACTTCTTTCACTTCACCGATGAAGCACAACGACGATATCGTATTGGAACATCGGCTGGAATGATCACAGCTTACAATCTTAAGGTGGATTATCAATCAAAAGAAAACTTCCGAGCAGTCTGGATGGACAGCGACGTGAACGGTGTAACGATCACGTTCCGAGATTGCCAAGTATCATTCACGGACTACGGCAAGGAACTATTCATCAAGGCAGGTGGTCCTGCAAAGATCGTCATTGATAACTGTCGCTTTCCCGGATATACAACCTCACGCTACCAATTGAATACAGATGATCGTGGATTGACGCCAACGATGCAACGACCAACGATGGAATATATTCCACGAGCGATCGATACGGACCCTGTTCCTTCACCTACACCTATCGGACAAGGCTAATGGATTGGACTGTAGCTGTAACTGCTTTAATTGCTTCTTTGCTTGGTTCCGGGGCTACTGGTGGTGCGATTGCTGCGTACTTCAAATTTCGTACAAACCAGCAAGCTGTAAAATATGAACAGCAAGAAGTGTTATTCAAACAGATAATGGAGAACGCGAACCGAGCAACGGCAAGAGTTGATATCTTGCTCAACGAACTTGCGAAACGCGACGAAGCCATCACTGAACGCAACACTAAAATTGGACAGCTCCAAAACGAAGTTCACGCCCTATCCGAAAAGGTCGATCGGCTCCGCAAGCAGATTAAACAAATGGAGTCTAACCGAATAGCCTACGACACCATGCACGTAGTCGAAGGTATGATGGACACGTTCCCGTTCCCAGCTTGGCTACACTCAGTTGGCGAGAATAAATGGTACGTCAACGACGCATATTGCAAAGCATTTGGAATACACCGCGACACGTTCTGGCAAGGGGTAAACATCTTGGCGATGTACCCCGCTGAAATTGCGGCAAAGTACGTTCAACATGATATGAAAGTGGTAGAGTCCAATATGGGTTCGCTGTTTACCGAGCAAGTCAGCAAAAACGTGATGCAACACGATCCACAATCTGAATTTGAGTGTGACATTTACAAGATGCCAATTGTAGCAGGCGGGAAAAGATACATTTTCGGGCTGGCAAAGCTTGGGCATGACGTATGGGGCAACAAACTAGCAACTATTTCAGACTAAGGTGATAAAATGAATACCGTTATTATGGGGGTAACAGTTAGTTGGAAAACTACTGTTGCTGCAATTCTTTCCTCTCTGGCTGCTATTTTTATGGTGCTAGCTGCTTATTTTGATGGCGACCCAGCCACGATCCCTAATTGGGAAACTGCAGCAATTGCCGTGTTGGCAATCGGCCAAATGATTATTGGGGTTTTTACTAAGGACAATGATAAGTCCACTGAAGACCATAAACTTCCTCGTAAACGATTGAGGACAAAATAATGGCTACTACCAAAACATTACTTCAAGGCTTTGACGGGCGGGAAGACTTTCGTGATATGCTTCGCGAAATGCGAACGGCTGCCCTTCGGTCTTGGGACATTACTCTTGCAATACGTATTCGCAAAGTTCTTCGAAACAATAAACTGTTTGAAAAAGTCTACGACCATGCAACTGTAACTTCGGCTCAAGCTCTACTTGATAGTCCACGGCTCTCGGAATTTGGCGATGGGGAGTTTGGCAAATGGTTCCTCGATTGGTTCAAGAACGGTGGGGCTCAAGCTATCATTGAGTTCATTCGAGCATTGCTCCCGTTGTTTGGAGCTTTTATGAGCGTTCTGTTACCGCTTCTTATCACTTTGTCTTTGTGTGCCACGGCCCAAGGTCAAAGTATCAAAGGAGCCGAAACTGCTAAACCGGGATCGCTCGTTGTCTTAACGCCGGTGGATGCTGACGATGTTCGAACAGTTTGGAACTTGAATTACCCCGAACAATTCGAGGAGTATGCAGAAGAAAACGGCAAGCTTTTCATTGCAATGCCGTCAAAAACAATTTCGTTTTCACTTCTGGTGATTCCAAACGATACAACACTCCCAATTCGTAACCTACGTCATACAGTTTCTCCGTCTGACGCTCCAGTGGTTCCGGGCCCCGGTCCTGATCCAGTAGTGCCGAAACCTCCAGAGATTGACGTAACTCAATCTCCAATTTATCAATTTGTCAAGAACAGTTTTGAGAGTATCCCGGACCCTAATAAGCGAGAAAGGGCCGGTAAGCTTGCAAAATCCTTTGGCATCATTTGTGCTCAAATCAAGAATAAAGAAATTACAACAGTCAACGACCTCTTGACTGATATTCGAGAGGCTAACCTGAAAGATTGGCCCGAAGACTCTAGGCAACTGTGGACCTCTTTCCGTAACGGTATGGCTCGCCAGTTTGATACTTTGGAAGACGCTGGGGAGTTGGAGACCGTTGACGATTTCTACCTTCATTTGAAAGCAATTCAAGTCGCTCTTGAGGAGTCAGTTTAATGTACCCAATTCGTAGATTACCCGACGACCTTATCGTCAGTGAAGGGTTAACAGCTAAACAAATCAAAAGACAAGACGTTGGCTGGGATGAAATTGATCTCCAGCTTGATAAAGCTTTTGGCCGAGAAAATGAAAACCGATGCCCGATTTTTATTGCAGACACCGGTCTTCCTGAACATCCAGATATTCCTAAAGCCCAAGAAGCTTGGAATTTTACCGACGACCCTTCTGTTGTGGATTTGAACTTCCACAGCACTTGGATCAATGGTAAGATGACGGCGTACAACAATGATATTGGGTACGAAGGTATTTGCCCTGAGGATACTCCAGTATTCATACTTAAAGTCTTGAACAATCAGGGTTCTGGTTGGCGTATGCTTCAAGCAATGCGTAAAGCGTTAGATTTCTGGGTCAACCATCCTAAACGTCGCTCAGGGGAGTGGGTTGCGGCAGTTTATAATATGAGTTACGGGGGTGGCGGCTATTCACAAGATGAACAAATTTTGTTTAAGGATATGATAAAAGAGAACATTCTTCCGTTTGCTGCCAGCGGCAATGAAGGACGTTCGGCTCCCTCATTCCCTGCGAAATATGAAGGAGTTCTATCAGTTGGAGCTTATGACCCTCAACGAGAGAAAGCAAGCTTTACTAATTACGGCCCGTGGACTGATTTTGTTGCTCCCGGCGTCAACGTCCCTTCCACAATCGGCAAAAACAAGTACGGCCCATATAGTGGGACGTCAATGGCTTGCCCAATTAAAGCAGCGTGTGCCGCTAATTTTATCAGCTCTCGCCCTAATGATAAATGGATGCATGATGTTCCAGGTTATCAAGAAGCTGTACAACCGTATATGGAGAATCTGCCCGGCACTTGGGATGGAGACGGAGTATTCCTTCCCGCAAAAGGAACAGTTCGCAACAAATACTTTTTCTGGTAAAGGAGATCCCATGAGATCACTACTATTATCAATGCTGACTTTGTCACTTGTTTGTTTTATTTCGTCTATTGGAACAGCAAGCACTCCGCTTACGTTTCAAGACGCTTTCAACCCCTGCCCTAACGGAGTGTGTCCAACTCCAGTACAAGGCGTCACGGTTCGCAAACCTTTGCTTCGCCCACAAACCACGATCTATGAAGCTTGGGACGCGACACAAGGAGTTGTTCAATATTCCCAACCAGTGATAATTTCACAAGGAGTTGTTGAACAATTCACCGCCCCAGTCCAAGAGGTTATGACTACGGAAGTCGTTTACGAGTACACAACTTTATCAAACGCCATGTACTCGCAATGTGCGACTGCCAATATGGCAGTCGATATTCAACGACGGCGACGTAACTTGGTAACGGCGTGGCGACAAAGACCTGGACTATTTGGATGGCGTAAACGACGAGGGCTATGTCAATGAATCCAGTAGCTCACACCCTTCGATTGATATCAGTGACAGCAACAGCCGAAACTCTTAAGAGCCAAAACGATTTGTTCCACGGAGCTTCGGAAATTCGAGTGACCCCTGCTGCTGATATTACAATGAAGGATTTGCAGACGGGAGCTTCTGTTACATTAACTTCCGGCCAAACACATTCCCTACCTGCCGCTAACGTTGCGACAGAATTTCAATTCACCACAAGTGGAGCCGAAGTGTTCCAAGTTTACTCCGCATGATAACTGAACTGTTTGACCATTTAGCCGAAAGCTTAACCCACAGCACAATCACAAATTGTGCTCAGTGGGCGTTAGAGCGTAGGGTTATGGGACGACCGTTCGAGGGCCCATGGAATTTTAAATTATTTCCGTGGTTATACACTCCGCACGTTTCCAACCATCCATTTCGGTTGGCATTGAAAGGTGCTCAATTAGGGTTTACAGAGTGGGCAATTAACGAAGCTTTTTACGCTATTGATCATAAGCGTTCAAATGTTTTATATTGTCTGCCTACAAAGGGCAACGCGGGTGACTTTTCAACCACCCGCTTCAACCCTGCCCTAGCCCTTAGCCCCTATATCGCGAACTTGTTCTCTGGTGCAGATAATGTATCATTGAAGACGGCAGGTTCTCGGTCACTGTATATTAGGGGTTCAAAGGCTAGAGCAGACTTGAAGTCTTTGCCAATTACTGTTTTGATACTTGACGAAATTGATGAAATGCCTAAAGAGTCAATCTCTCTAGCTCATCATCGTCTTGATGGACAAGCCGTAGGTTCAACTTCATTGCTTGAATTATCAACTCCTACTCTACCTGATATGGGGATTGACGCTGAGTACAAATTATCAAACCAGATGATTTACGTATTCCAGTGCCCAGGATGTAGCAAGTATATTGACTTGCAATACCCTAGGAATTTTAAGCTAACTGCTACGCGAATGAACGATCCTGACATTGAAAAGAGTTATTTCTTTTGTCACGAGTGTGATTACGTAATAGACCACGAAGCCAAACCAGAGATTTTTAAATGCAAGGAAATGGGCGGCACGGGTCACTACAGACCGCAAGTAAAATATGCTGACCGAGAAGGGTACTATGTAAATCAAATGTACTCCTCGGCCAAAGGCGGAACGCCAATTGAGTGGGCTAAAGCCGTAATACTTGCAGAAACAAATCCGTCAAAAGAACAAGAGCTTTGGAACTCTAAAGTTGGTAAAGGCCATGCAACAGAGAACGCAAAGCTAGAAGAAGGAGTCTTAGAGCAGCATAAGCGAAACTACACTATTGCCGACTACGAACTCCATGATAATCGTATTAGAACAATTGGGTGTGATGTTGGAGCAGTTTGCGATTTAGTGTGCTTAGAGTGGACGTGGGAGTCTGATCTTGGCCTGCCTAATGATAGATACCGTCCTCGACTGGTAGGTGAATTATCATTGCCCCGATCTTCGGAAGATGCCCGAGCCATTTTGGACTACTTCCGAAAGATGAACGCTCATATGTTTGTTATGGATTCCGAACCTGAAAGTCGTTTTGCTCGACAAGTCATCAATTTGCTAGGCGACTATGGGTTCATGTGTGATTATGGGAAAGGATACAAAGCAGGACAAGTTAATGTTAAAGAAGAAGATGGCTTTATCACTGTAAATCGAACTACATGGTTGGATATAACTATGTCTCGATTCACAGCTGCTAACAAAGACGGAACAGATTTACCTAGCGACATAAGCGAACGATTCCTTCAACATATGACAGCCCCTGCTAGATATTACAAAGATGATGCAAATGGCGACCCCATAGCTATTTACAAAAATGAAAAAGCGGATCACTTGTTTCATGCGTGGACCTACGCTGAGATAGGATTGCCTCTTTACTTCCTAACAGCCGAAGGCGAAGATATCGATGTTATCTTTTAGAAACACTTCCGACTCGTTCAACTTTGATTTGAATATTACCAAATGGTATGAAGCTTATTATGGCGGGTATCAATTCATTGATAAATATCTGTACCAACAATCAAGCGAAAAGACAACTGAATTTGAGATACGTAAAAAGATTGCGTACAACCCTCCAGTATTGCAAAACGAGGTAGATCGTATTTTAAGAGCCGTCCAAGAACGTTTGCACTTGGTCAAACGGCGTAACGGCTCTCGAACCTATCAACAAATGGTAGCAGGAGAGAACGGCGGAGTAGATTATTTTGAGACCAACATGAATTTGTTTATGGCGGATCAAGTTCTACTTCACTTACTGATAGGCGGCGGGTGTGGAATCTTTATTGATAATTACGGCCCCGAAGATTTAACGTTTGAAGGGAACACTCACCCGTTCCTTCGAGTAGTTCCTCGTTACAAAATCACGCAAATGGAATACGGAGCTAATCGACAATTTGATAAAGTTTGTTTTGAAAATTTCAAATTTGAACGAGATTCAGACGGTCAACTTTGGTACACAGTTTACGACACGGACCCCGAAAAAGAGAAAGAGATCGATACACAAGGCCAATTGGAACTAAGCCGTATTCCTTTTGTGTGGATTGAAATGCCACGACCCTTGTTGCGAGATGCAGCTGATATGCAAATTGCTTTGTTGAACCAACACTCAACTGAGCTTGAGTTCGCTACCAAGTACAACTTTCCAATTTATTACGAGTACACGTCTCCTCGCGGTGGCGGAGACGTGCGTGATAAAAATCGAGAAATTGAACTTACCAAAACAAAAGGACGTAAAGTTAAACAAGGTTCTGGCCCTCCAGGTTATGTTACCCCGCCAACTGAAAATTTGGACGCGTCCATGCGTAAGAGTGAGCAGATCACTCAATTGATAAAAGACACTATCAATTCGAACATGGAAGAAAATAAAGAGGATGGTCAAAGCGGCTTGTCCTCATTGGGTCGCTTAATGGAGCGAGCGGAAAATGAAGTAGCCACGCTTCTAGAAGAATATATCAATGAAGGCGGACAAGCAAGAGTTTGTTACCCAAAAGTGTTCACCCTTCAAACGGTTGAAGAACGAACAGCTGAAGCTGAACTGTTTGAAAAAATGAGCAATTGCGTACCATCCAAAACGTTTCGAATGGTAACGCATAAGCAAAAAGCAGAAACGCTACTTGGCCCTGTTCTAACTACCGAAGAACTTGATGTTATATTCAAAGAGATCGAAGAAGCTCCGGCTTCGTGTGTAAACCCTGAAATGCTTTTAAAGCTTCTAGAAAAAGGAGCTTTGACTACTCATTTAGTTAATGAAATTCTTGGGTATCCTGCTGACGAAGCAGATAAAGCTTTGGAGCAACTTGCTGACCGAATGGCCGTCACTGTGGTAGCTCAAAGCAAAGCTAAAGAAGTTCAAAGTGATAGTTTACCAGACGACGCTCGACAAGCTCAACGCGGCGAGCAAGATGTTCCTAATGATATTGGAGAGCCTACCTAATGTACGGAACAATTGCAGAAGCTGATATTTATTTCACAACAAAACAATTTGATAACTTGAACGTCTGGCGAGACGCTCTAGACACTGATAAAACAATCGCGTTAACTCAAGCCGCTCTACAGATTGATGGTTTGAAATACGCAACGGATACTCCATCTGGCCAAGAACATAAGTTTCCCTTGACGGGCCAAGATGCAGTACCTACTAACGTAAAATATGCAGCGTATGAGATTGCTCGTGCGTTGCTATTTGGTGCGGACCCCAATCAAGATGATGAACTTCTTGACGCATCGGGAATTACTTTAGGAGAAATGCAAGTTTCCAAAGACCTAAAGTATATCTCAAGGGCGAAAGACAATGGAATTTCTTCTGCTGTCGCTTTTAAGTTTTTATTACCGTACCTTATCAGTGACGATTACATTGATATTGTACGAGACCAACCCTCTGTTTAGAAAGAGAGATTTATGTTTGTTCCATTTTATCAACGCTTTCAACTACCATTTTTGAATGTTGACGACGGTGCTGGCGGTTCTGGTGGCAGCAGCGAAGGTGATACTGGAGAAGGTGATACTGGAGAAGGAGGCTCTTTTGAACCTATCACTTCTCAAGATCAACTAAACCGTGTCATCGGTTCGCGAATTGCTAAAGTCAAAACGCAAGCTGAGAAGCTACAGAGTCAACTGGAAGCTGTAAAGCAAGAGAAGCGTGCAACTCTTGAACACTTGAAAGAGCTTGAACAAAATCATTCGTTAAGTGAAGAACAACGAGAGAAGAATCGGTCAAAAATCCAAGAACTCGAAAACTCTCTAATGACAGAGAAAGAACGAGCTGAAAAAAGGGCCAAAGAACTCTCTACAAAACATCAAAAAGAGTTGAAAGCTCTGGAAGATGAAAAAGACACTTGGCGGTCTCGTTATGAAAATTCAAGCATTGAACGTGCTATCAAAGACGCGGCTCTTGAACATGGAGCTAAAGTTCCAAACCAGATTTTTAGTATGCTTCGCGGCAACACGAAACTGGAAGAAATTGTTGAAGATGGGCAAGCAACTGGCAGGTTCCAATCTGTGACTACTATCATGGGTTACGGAGAAGATGGAGAAAATGTTACAGATTTCACTTTGCCAACCGCAGAAGCAATTGCTAAGATGCGGGAAGATGGCTTGAATGATAATCTGTTCGACTCCAAACAAAAAGCTGGAACTGGTCGAGGCGGACGAACCGGGACTCAACGATACACCGCAGATCGTCCACCTGTTCCTGCCGATTTCGGCGGAGATATGGACGCTTTCAAAGACGCTTACGACGACTGGCGTAAGAAATTTTTAACTTAAACACTACAGGAGATGAAGTATGGCTTCGCCTAACGATGCGTTGATTCCTGAGCTATGGGCCCAGGAAGCTATTAACTTGATGTGGGAAAATTTCCTTTTCGGGCAATTGTTCCACACCGAATTCAAAAACCAAATTGCTGTTGCTGGCGACGTGGTTAACACCTCTCGACCTGTTCGGATGCGTGCTCACCGTAAGAACAGCGACATTCAAACTATCAATGACCAAACCGCACGTTCAACTAATATCAAAGTTGAACTGAACCAGCAAATTTACGTTTCGTTCTTGCTGGGTTCACGGGACCGGTCTTTGAGTTTTGTTGACTTGACAAGCAAGTATCTTGTCGAAGCGATGCAAGCTCAAATCCGAATGATCGATCGCTCGATTGCTGGACACATTGCATTGTTCTTGGCCAACGCAGTTGGTACTTCAGGAACTATCAGTGCGTCTAACGCTTACAACCAACTCACGTTGGCTCGTAAGAAACTGAACGATTACAATGTTCCTGAGCCAAACCGTCGGTTTGTCTTTGGCAATCGTTCGGATATCGCGTTCTTGCAAGATGATCGCTTTATCAATAGCGATTACAACGGCATGGGCGGTACAGCGGTTCGCGAAGCGTATCTTGGTCGAACTCTCGGCTTTGATATGTTCCGTTCGCCAAACTTGCCTATGGCTGAGAACTGCCCTCAACAGTCGCCAACGACTGTTGACGGAGCGGCAGCAGCAGGAGCTACGACTATTGACGTAGCAACTGGTACAGCCCCAGCTGTGAACTCGTACATCGAGATCGCAGGGGAAGGTTCTCCAAACTTGGTCACGGGAGTTTCAACTGATACTCTCACCTTGAAGCGTCCTCTGCGTAACGCCGTTGCTGACGGTGCCGCAGTCAAGATTTTCTCTCAAGGTGCTGTGAATAACGCAGCAGGCCACGATGCTGGTGATAACTTTGACGCCAAGGCAAACGGTTACGCTGCTAACTGGGCCGAGGACATTGCTGTTGACGGTAACGTCCCAGCAGTTGGTCAAATTATCTCGTTTGCTTCGCATGACGCCGAGTACGTTGTTGTGAATCTCGAAGGTAGCAACATTCTTTTGGATCGCCCATTGGAAGCTGCAATCGATGACAATGACACTGTTGCTTTGGCTGGTGACTTCGAATTGAACTTCGCGTTTAACCCGAAAGCTATCGGTATCATTTCCCGTCCATTGGCTGTGGAGATGGAAGGAACTGGCGTCCGTTCAGCAATCGCCGAAGGTTATGGCTTTGGTGTTCGCGTGGATATCGGTTTTGACGGGACCAAGCAAGCACAACGTGTGACCATCAGCTCGTTGCTCGGTCTCAAGCAGTTGGATGAAGAACGCGGAGTACCTCTCCTTGCGTAATCAACGGCAAAGAATTGATAGGCTGCTGTATGCTCTGCAAAGGGCGTACAGTCAGCCCTGTCATTACGTGACAGTTACTGGGGTGTCAACTGATTATGATACTGGAGCTATCTCCACTTCACAATCTGTGACACTTCATCCGCAGACTATCACGTTCCGTTCTAAATACGCACAGGAGCGACTTGCTAGCATTGGCCAATTATCATCTGGAGTTGAAGTCGCAGAACGAATGTTCGTTTTTCGAGGAAGCTCTTGGGAAGTAAACGAAAATGACTTTATTGTGTATAACGGTAAAGCATTTGAGATTATTTCACATGATAACTTGGACGGAGCTGGCATGAGCTTTGCAACTAAATCCACTCAAAATGCGACTTTTAGCTTGTCTAAAACACACAGAGTGAGTGTTTATGTCTACGCAACTTAACGAAGTCTGGACCAAAGCTATCAAGCGGCGAGTCAATTTAGTTTGGCAGCCGAAATTGGTAAATGTTTTAGTCCCAGAAGAACAACGACACTCCAAGGACTATAGTTCTTGGTTTGAAGTTAGAGTAGTCAATTTGCGATTTCGTGAACTCACTCACGGTTGTTGGAGAGCGAGTTTTGAAATCAGCATTTTAGTTATCTCTCCTGAGAGTGATAACATTTACACCCACGACGAAAGATCAGGTAAGGCAGCTTCCACAATGGTGGGCTGTTTTACCTTTTCGTCGGCGGGACTCGTACACTTTCAAAGAGTGCGAGAAGACGACGTGCAGATTCGAAACTTAGCTCGAAGGAGCCAAGGGTCGATTATTTTTGATTACGAAGTGATAGCCAAATACCAAGGAGATTTTGAGCATGGCCAGATCACCTAAGATCGATTTGAAAAATGCTACCATCAAGTTTCTTGACGGTACTGCTGTGACTCCACAAGAGTTGGAGTTGAAAGTTGATGATGGAAACATTACGTTCCAAAGTCAACGTGAAATTGAATACGTCCTTAATCGAGGCAAACTTGATTCAACGCGAGAAGGGGACGAAGTCCCAATGTCCGTAAGTATCAACTTGCGATGGGACGAAATTCGAGCCTCAACCGCTGATTCTCATATGTCACCATATGAGTTTATCACTGGAGAGAATAAAGGATCAGCTGTTGTTTCAACAGGAGCTGATTGTGAACCGCTTGCCATTGATATCCAAGTTGTCTTGGGCCTCGACGCTTGTAGCGGTTCAAATGTTGAAGACGAAACAATCGTCTTTACTCAATTCCGTTACGAGTCTATTGACGGCGATGCATCTAACGGCACGTTGTCCGTGCAAGGACGATGCAATGCTAAACACCCAACTTCAACACGAGGGTAATTGATGAAAATCAAGGGAACCAAACTTGGACCAGTGGGACGTCACCCTATCACTTTGTTTTTTACGGATAAAAAACTTGTGGTATGGGTGAAGCCCATTTCTGATGAAAGTGAACTACACGCAGTCTATCCAGCTCCTCAACCTCCAACTGTTACAAAACGAGGGCAGGAGCCAGTTCAGGATTTCAAAGATCCACGCTACTTGGAAGCTGCGAAAAAATATAATGAAATTCATACTACTTGGATGCTTTGGCATTCTTTGGTAAATGCCACTTTGGACGAAGCCGGAGAGCAGCCAGCAGGTATTGAATTTGAAACTATCAAGTTGGAAGAACCTGAAACTCTTCTCAACATTGATAAAGAATTGCACGAAGTAATGACTAGCTTGACGGTCATGAAAGTGTTCAATGATATTATGCGAGCTAATGCACCTTCTGAAAAGACTTTTGATGAATCTCTTGAAGCTTTTCAACTAGCTCGTCAAGCGGGCGGACAGTCTTCATTCCTGAAGGACGAACCGGAGACTACGGAGCTTGGCGAGCGTGCGAGCGAGCGGGAATCGGATTCCCCGGAATTGGCGGAAAGTCAGTAAATTGGGACGATCTTACTTGCTGGGAGCAGGAAAGATTATTAGCTTACGATTTAGTCCGAGCAAAAGACGAGCAATTGAAAGATGCTGAATTTCTCAAAAAACTTGCCCAGCTTACGATTAGATCGAAGTTTAGCTAATAAGACTTTTCGACGAGTTGCCGCCCAAGTTTGGAGAGAGTCTGCACGGGAATGGTTAAGGAGTATCATTGAAAACGTTCCAGTGGAGACTGGAATGGCCCGTGCGACTCTCATCCCTTTGGGTGAGTATTTGAATAATGTTGGAGGATTATCATTTTCAGCTACGCGACGACCTTACTACTCTAAACTAGAAGGTGGCGTTCAAAGCATTGACTTAGGTATTGACTACACTGAATTTGAAATAGATGATGACGCATTAGACGGAACATTAAAGTTAATTTGGAACCCTCACACAATTCACTATTGGGTCGCGGGCTACTACAAAGGTAACGCAACTCCAGGTCCAGAGCTTCTTGATAACGCTGAATCTGTTTTCGAAGAAGCGTTTCAGACAAGAATGGACAAACGACTTCCTGCTGCTCTTGACGAACTCATTAAGTAAGGATTGCAATGGCCAAGCAATACGATATTGATACCCAACCTGCGATTAAAAGTCTCGCTGATTTAACATCAATGGTAGGGAAGCTGACTAAAAAGTCAGAAACTTATAATGATAGGCAACGTACCGCGAACCGAGCACTTAAAACTGCTGGGGATCGCCTTGTTACGTTTAAAGATAATGTCAAGCACGCTGCTTCCGGTGTTCGATCTTTGAACACGGCTCTTGACAAAATGGACACAACCAATGATAATTTCAACAAATTAAATACGGCTGCTGGTGTTTTAGGCCGAAGACTAGATAGCTTAGAGACTAAAGCCGGAACTACTATCATTCGGTTGGGGGAATTACGCACAGCCGCAGGTCGAGCAGCAGGGGCTTTGGAGCGTGAAAAGAAAATCATTGGAGAGTTAAACAGCTCTCTAAGTCAAATGAACCAACGCTTCAAGCGTATGGTTCAAATCTTTGATGATAAGAACCAAAAGTTGAATCTGCAACAAAGGGCAATGCTGGCAGACGCTAGAGCCATGGGCCAAGGTACTAAGTCTGCTAACCTGCTCTCTCGTACTTTGCGACGATTGAGAGATATTGTCGGAACGTTCGCAGGATATGGAGCTTTGTTCCTTATCACTAACGAGCTACGTCAATCCATTGGTTCCGCAAAAGAATACGCTAAAGCCATTTCCGAGATTAGAACAATCTCGGACCGAGCTGCAGTCTCCAGTCAAGAGTGGACCAATAAGCTTTTAGAACAGTCTAATGCGTATGGCTTTACGTTTCTGGATCAAGCCGAAGCTGCGTATCAATCTCTTTCGAATCAGGTCACCAACGCTGGTGATACTTTTGCTTTCTTGCGGTCAGAAGCTGCTTTGTCTATGGTAGCAGTTTCTTCGTTGGAAGCTGCAACTAACTCAACAACTGCTACATTGAACGCGTTTGGAGACTCGGCAGGAGCTGCTAGTCGCGTGAACGCAATTCTGTTTAAGACGGTTGAAGAAGGTCGTATCCGCTTGGAAGACATGGCGAATACAATTGGTCGTGTTTCGATTCTATCATCCCAACTTAACATTAGCTTTACGGAACAACAAGCTGCTTTGACTCAACTAACAAAGCTTGGTGTACGGACCGAAGAAGCTATGACATTGTTGCGTAACGTCGAACTTAAATTGTTGAAGCCGTCGGAACGAATGTCTGAGCTGTTCAAAGAGTGGGGCTTTACCTCAGGTCAAGCAGCAGTTGAGACGTTAGGATTGGCTGGCGTCATGGAGAAGTTTGTCGAAACTGCTAAACAAAATGGCGACGTAGCCGCAGAGCTGGGTGATATTTTCAATCGCTTGAGGGCTATTGTCGGTGTCGCTGGTTTGACTCAAGCCTCATTAACTGAGGAAATGGAGAAGTTTGAGAACGCGTCGGAAAGTGCTTTAGGTGCTTTCTTGGAGCGAATTAACTCAATTGATACTAGAGCTAATCGCCAAATTCAACAGTTTAAGAATACGTTTGTTTCGGAGTTTGGGGCTCCTATTCTTAAAGTTCTTGTTGAGACCGCCGAAGGTATGGGCGGCATGGAAGCTGCAACAATTCAATTGATTCGCAACTTGAAACAGCTAGTGACAATTGGCGGAACTGTAGCCACGGCCCTTGGCGTCTTGGCCACAGGTCGTGGAGTTTACGCCCAAGTTACGTACTGGACTAACCAGTACCGGATTGCCACTCTAGCAAATACAGCGGCTTTGTCGGCGGAACAAGTGGCATTAGTTCAAGCGTCAAGGGCTCGGATTGCCTACGCTTTGACTTCGCTAGGTGTGGCGGGGGGCGTAGCGTTAATTGCATATCAAATATATCAAGCCACTCAAGCTCACGAAGACTACGCGTCAAGTGTAAGACAAGCTGCTGCTGAGTTCCGTAACAACTTTGGACCGGACGGGCTTAAAGCTTATGAAACGCTTAATGTCGAAATCAACAACACTACCGAAGCAGCTCTAAAGCAAACACGAGCAATGCGTAGGGCCTTTGGAGAAAGTGCCGCCGCTATTACTCGCAACTTGAACGCGTTAGAAGCGGCAAATGATAGTACCATTAACGCACTAGACGAATCTATCTCCGCCTACGTTGATAAGATGGAGTCTAAGTTCCAGAAGATTCTTCGGGAAAGTGCCAAGATTTCAGCCAAGCTAGCTAATAATATTGCTCAAGGTACAGCGGCCACACAACAAGTTGATCTTAGCTTACGTGTGCGTCGACAAGTATCTAATATCAACCAAGGTGCTGACCCTTTAATGGGGTACAAAAAGCTGTTCAAGCAGCTTGAGGCTGAGGCTTTTGCAGCTCTTGATAAAGGAGATAAACAACGAGCAGATAATCTGTTTGCAGAAGTTGACAAGCTAGTTTCTGAGTATCGCAAACGATACACTAATATTAAAGCTCCGACGCTCCCTATTCCAACTATTCCTGCGAACGCTACGCCGATGATGCGTAGGCGATATCGAGGATACATTGAAAACATCAAAAAGCAAAATGCTGAGATTAAGAAAGCAACTGCTGATGATAAAGCGGAACTTAACCGAAAATTTGAAGAAGGTCAAATTAAGTTTTATCAACGACGTAATGATAAAATCAAAGAATACATTGAACTTCTTAAGAAACAAAAAGCTGCCGAGGATAAAGCTCGTGAAGTAATGACTCAAAAGTTTAAAACTTTTGAAAATATTTTCGAACAAGTTGATGAAGCTAAGACGGGAGACGAAGTTCGATCTCTTACTAATAAATTCAAAACAGCTTCCGCTGGTGTTCTGGACCCAACGGAACGTCTTAAGTTTATTCGGGACTTGAACCAGAAAGCCCTCGCTTTAGACGAGAAAGCAGAGATTGAGCGTAAACGAGTTCTGGTTGCACGGGCCAAAGAAACCCAAGAGGCGTACTTAAAGACTCGCGACGAATTGATAAAACGTCAAGAAGAAGCTCGACGTAAGCTCAATGAGTCCTTGACTATTAACTTAACAGACGGGGAGTTTGCAGATCGGTTTGCTAATAAAGATAAAGCGTTACAAACCATAATTAAAGACGCCCAAAAACAAATTAGGCGATCCAAAGCTAGGTTAACTCCGGGTTGGCTTGTAAAGGAAGACAGCATTAGAGCGGAGAAGTTGACTCTGCGAGAAGCTGAACAGACTTTAAAAAGGGCTATGGCTCAACAAAAAACTCTTAAAGATCTTTATCGCCAAGTTAAGGACTTTAACCTCAAGCCTACTGATAAAAAAGCCGAAGCTTTGATGGATACTTTAGGTAACCTTCCAGGTTTCGAAAAGTTTACTAATAAGATTGGGCAAGCAGCTGATGAAGTGAACCGGTTACGTAACCTTTCGCTCCAACCATTTGATTTGAAAATTGACGCTGACGCCAGTTTGGAAACAATTCGAAAATTGCAGAAAAATATAGACATGTTGCGAGAAGGGTTGGAGTTGACACCAATTAATTTTGCTCCGCTTCAACAACCTACTACTCAAAACAACATTACGTTCAACGTATCTCCGGGCCAAGGACCAGATGCTTTGGTGGCGGACGTTACTGATAAAATTTACGATGCCTTTAGACGAGGATTGATAAACGTATGATATTTGCCTTGGAAACTATCACGGATCTTTATGGTCACTTGTTGTCCGCCCCAATGTTGTGCGGATTGATTACAGAGGAATTACCGACCTCATCAGATTCATGGGCCCTGAAGCCTTGGACTGCATCACAAGAGAAATCAATAGACGGTTCAGTCGTAGACGATAAAATTATTTTTGATGATGTGTCGTTTACCTTGGAGTCTAACATCAAGGGCTTCTATATTCGTCATGCGTCTCGTTTGATATTTACAGACACTTTGGACCTTGGTTCAGAAACTGAATTTACCGTGTCGCCCCAATTCTCAATTATCAACGTGAGCTAACTCATGTCTTGCCTAACTGAACGAGCAAACGATGTATTGTTTGGAGCAACATCTGTTCGCAAACCTGAGTTTAATAATCAAAATCAATATGATAAAATGGTGGACGAGTACCGTACTCCAAACGGTCCCACCATTTTTATTGACCAAGATTGTTTAGAAGATAAACACGATCTTAGATTCCACCAACAAGATTGGACCACGATCTTTGAATTTTGGCTAGCAAACAAAGGCATCATTTTTACGTACACTGACCATCACGATATTGAACACAATGCTTTGTTTCGGCGAGGTCCCCGTATCGTAGAGAAGCACGACGATTGTACGTACAACGTTCAAGTGGAGTTGCAGTATGTTTAGTATTGATGGAATTGACGTTCCGATGCCAAAACGAGGGAACTCGTTTGAAGATACAACGCAAATTATCATCCAGCAAACTGAGGATGATAGTGTCCACACGCAAATCAAAGATGGTGAAATTATTCGCCAGATGCAGTGTGAAGTTCCAAATGATGTTTACGACCAAATAAAAACTAAGAGAGGCACAGAAGTAGCTTTAATCTTTGACGACTATTCGGAAAATGTCACAATGATGTTTGACGCATCCCCTAACTTCCAACGCACTCTTTGGAATGTGAGTTTTACTTTCTATGAGAAATATAGCAGTTAACCAATACGGCCATTCTTCAAAGATTGAAATTGATTTGAATGGCATGTTATACGAACCTCTTAAAATTGGTACACTGTCTCAAACCAGTGTAAACGCCACCCGTGATGTTGCAACTATTGAAGTTGTACTTCACGGTACTATTGATATTGCTTTTGAAGCTCCGTGTGCTGTAAAGTATAACGGAGAAATTTTATTTAAGGGCATTGTTGATACTCCGATTCGGCAAGAACGAGGCGTAACCAAATTCCGAGTTATTCAACAAGTGGAAGCAGAGGAAGTTGGCTTTGCTCCAGAAGAAAGTGAACTTGACTTGATAAATGAGTTCACTCCGTGGCCTATGGGTTTCGGAAGTCCGGTATACGCTAAGACCGTCAAGGTCCGTAAACAACCTACAACCAGCACTGAGACTAACATCTGTTTGATAAATCTTGAGCTAGTTGAACGACGCGACCAGCTTCTAGACGCAATAAATCGTGGGTTATTTATCATTAACTATTGGCGAACTGCTGCGGATAAGCAAGTCAATCCTAATGCTGAAACAACATTAAACCAATACATTGCAGTTCTCACTACAGGAGAAGCTCAAAATATCCTCTGGGCTGAAGCTCGTAATTTGCTTCAACAACGTCAAGATGATCTGAACAAACATCCAAACGACATTGATACGCTAACTGAATTTTACAATCAGCAAGATGAAGTAGCTTCTTTAAGTGATACTATTAACGCTTTGCTTCAAAGCAAAGTAACGCTAGAGGACCATATACAGTTCCTACGCTTCATGGCTCGTATGAAGCGATATGCAGTTGATAACATGCTTAAGATTTGGAAGCAGCTTCGCATATGGACTTACGAGTATTTTGAGCTTGCGTTACAAATCTGTGAACAAGAACGGTGTGCTCAACCTGTTCATTACGTTGAAGACTCTAGGGACTTTCCTCAGAACACTGATGTTGATGTTCGGATCAATGACTTCATTTTTACTGTCCAGTTCGACGGTAAAAAGATGACAGGTATCAGTGGCCCGAACCCTGAACAAGAGAACCTAACAGTTAGCCCACATCGAGAGGACGATGCTCCGTGTTCCGAGTACGAGTTTTTCAACGGTGTCAACGTATTTTACACTCCCGCTATCGGCCTAGAAAATACTTGGTGTTTGGTCAAAGACACCAGCGACAATTATCACGTTATCTACGTCGAGAAGCAAGAAGATGATAAGTGCACGTTTCGAGTTGTTCCATGGTCCGGGGAGCGTTTTAAACAAGCACAGTCTCAATCTCTTGAAGCGGCAACTTTACAGTTAGCCGACGCTCCAATTTATGATATTTTAAGAGACGGAGTAAACTCGTCTCTTTACCAAAGTCAAGCGTTTAATCCTAATACATGGCTTGACCGTAAATCAGCTGACTACATTCAAGCTATCGCTCCGTTGTCAAATCCCGGACCAGACGTTCGTCGAAACATTGCTATGCTGGTCCACTTAAAGAAGTTTGATAACCTTAACGGTTTAGTGATTCCGGACCCTCAGCCTAGGGACATTTACACTATCATTGGGGAAGATATTGCTAGCATTGAGCAAGTAGCCTCCCGTCCGTTACCTTCTTGGTATGACTATAATTTGATACCAGAAGAACTTCCTGAATTAGAAAACTGGGAAGCTCCTCCCGGCACCGAAGTCACAATGGACACTTGTGAAATTTACGCCATTAACACAATTCAATCTCAAGTTCATGGAGTTTATGCTTATTTCACGGATCGAGATAAGAAAAGTTTACGGGCCCTTCCTGAAAGTTATTATGAGATTGAGACAGAGGACTTAGGCACGTTACGTCCAACTCTTTTAAAGCTTCGGCGACCTTTGCCAAGTAATTGGGATAAAGAGATTTACGCCACCTACACGTCCAAAGTTGGACCAAACGTGGCAGATATCTTACGATACATTATCAATAAGTACACTGATAAAACACCAAATTCGTCTTTTGATACTGTCAAAGAGTACCTCGTAAACTACCCTGCTAACTTTGTAGTGTATGATCGTCCTGACGCTCTTTCGCTGATAAATCGTATTTGTCGCGAAGCTCGCTGTGCGGTCACGTTAAGAGACGACCAGTTCCACTTGACTTACCTTTCCCGAGTTCCAGGCTCTGACGGCATTGGATTCACTTCTAGCACTGTGTTGAAGAAATCACGCTCAGTAAGAGTTTCTAAAGTTGAAGATATTATCACTCGGTACAATGTTACGTGGACGCCGAACGGACTGCCCATTGAACCTGAGAAGCTTGTCTTGCGACATAATGTTGGCAAGTACGGGTTAAAAGATAATGACTACGATTTCCTGATTTATGACCAGTATGACTTGGTGCATAAAACAATTAACTTCTGGTTGATTCGCAACTCAGAAATTTATCAATTTTGGAAAGGCAATTTAACAATTGGTGGCATCAACTATCAATTGCTTGATGAGCTGTCTAATGGCGTTGGAACGGGTAGAGTACAGTCTTGGGAATACGCTCATGATACTCGGACCGTTACTGTTGAAGTAAACACTGGAATTCCTTACAACGAAGACGCGGTAAATCAATATTACTGGCCGTCTCAAATTGATGCTGAACTTATCTGGCCAAATGAAGCTGACACCACTGGAGTAACAGGAACAATCGAATGCCCGTAGAAGACCGTAAACCTAGTGACCTGTCTGATGAATTTCCTGAACGAATTTTTCCAAATTTAAAACCGCCTGGAACTATTCGAACTGAACGAATAGGTCTCCCAAAACAAGACGCGTTCTACAACGACACTACCGAAGATCCGTACACAGATGATAGGTTGTTGTCGGAAGTTGGGGTCGTTGTTAAAAAGAACAGTAATGCCGTTTACGTAGTCCATACTCAAAATGGCGTTCAACGTACTTCGTTAGCTTTGGACCCAAATCGAGAATATCAAATTGGACGGGAAGTAGTTTTACAGCCGCCCCGATTAGAAGGGGATGACTGGCTTATCATTGGTGAGACTCGTCAACGAGAGAGTGAGTATGTAATTTGGAAAGCTCGCCATAATGGAACGTCCTATGCTTTCCAAGCTGACCCAATGAAAGAATCCCATTTGGAGCTAGACGGAGCTGACTGGAAACGATTTGCTACGGTCCTTGGCTCAACAATGACGCTACCTCCAGGTTGGTATGATATTTCAATCAACGTTAAGAGCCTAGGCAGCTCTCTGCTAGTTGTTGATATGACGCAAGTTGGTGGAGATCAAGGAAGCGACTCAGCCCCAGCTTCATGGACATATGACGTGGAACACAATGGCACGGAGCTTGCTACAGATTACGACCCTGTGAGCGGTAACATTTATAAACGTCCATCTATTGGCCAACTAAGTGTAGCAACCAAGGGTATCTGGGCAGCAGGAGCTATTGTTTGGTGTAACGAAGCTTTGGTTGGTGGCGACTGTGACGATCTTGTAGGATGGGAAGGGTAATGAAGAAGTCAATCGTATTGGTAGCAGTTGGCCCCATGTTCCAATTCTATCAACAGTATACTAAACGCCGCTTTGAAGCTTACGCTGATAAAATAGGAGCTGAGTTAATAGTCCTAACTGGCATCACTCAAAAGTGGTGGGGTTTAGAGAAATACCGAGTGTCTAAACTTGAACTAACTGGCCCAACAGTTTACATTGATGTAGACGTTTTGATTCAAAGTTGGGCTAGAGACATTTTTGAACTTTATCAACCGGGGAAAGTTGGGATTTATGACGACTACCCCGAAGCTAGAGAAGCTCAACCGGGAAACGACTGGGCTCCCCGTGAATGGTCGGAAATGATGCAGTACCAACACATCGATGACCCTTTTAGGGAGCGACTTTTAAATAGCGGGGTAGTGCTTTTTGATAAAGAGACCCAACATATTTGGAACCCGCCGCCTTTTCGATTTAAGCCTAGGCATTGTGCGGAACAGTTCTGGATTGATTATCAAGTCGGTGACAACTGGTTCCCGTTGCCTAGGGAATTCAACCATCAACATTGGACTAAAAGCTTTGCTACCTCGTTTCATAAAAGCGATTTTGTGCACTTGTCCGCCTGCAAGAATCGAGAATATTGGATCGCTAAATACGAGCACCTTTTAGATAGGAGCCAACCTTATGACAACAATTGATATTTCAGATATGACGTTTGAAATTAACTCGGATGGAAGCATCTCAATTCGATTCTTTAGCTCTACGACGTTTTCTATCAATTTGCTTGATGGAGTAGACGGCGATGAAGCAGTTGTATCTGTCACTCGAAAGAAACAAATGGATTAGAAAATGCCTAAATTTACGCTTCTTGATTTTGCGGAAACAGAGACTCAAAGAAAATACGTAAAAGAGTATTTAGCTGTAAGGTCAATGCAAAAAGTAGCTGATACTTTTTCAGTCAGTAGGCCCGCAGTTTCCAAGTGTTTGAAAAGAGTTCGAGCGTTAGCTATTGTTCAAGGATGGGACCCGGACCGTGGGTTTGATAAACCTGTAGCTACTAATCAAATAGCTCACGGAATTAGTAGCTATTACAATTCCGAAGGAGTTAAAACTCAAGAATGGGTCAAGTCTTCTCTGAATCTTGATAAACTCAAAGATTTGATGAACGCCCTAGTGGGAGAGTTTAAGAAAGATATTAAACCGATTCGTCCTACAAAGATCCTGAAACGAGCTAAATTTTCAGAAGACGCTATTACGTTTTATTTAAAAGGAGATGCTCACTTAGGACTACTTTCCTCCAAAGAGCTTACAGGAGTAGAAAACCACACTCTGGATTTAGGGATTCAGGTTAATAAAGCAGCTACCGCCAATTTGATAGATCGAGCAGCTCCAACTAAAATTGGAGTTTTAGTGAATTTAGGAGACGTCCTACACGCTAATGATAGCTCTGGCTTGACTCCTCGGAACCGCCATAAGCTGGACACTCATCTTAATTTTACAGAAGTTGCTCGCGGTCTTAGAAAATTGCTCTTGTGGGAAGTGGCTCAAGCTTTAAGTAAACACAAAGAAGTTTGGGTAGTTAACGTGAAAGGCAATCATGACCCGGACCCTGCAATCTGGATCAACGAAATTCTTGAAACAAAATATGAGAATGAACCAAGAGTTAAAATTATTCCCAACGCTCAACCTATCATTCCTTTAGCTTTTGGGGACTCTGCTGTTTTCTTAAGGCACGGAGACAAAGCCCCTCACTCTAGGGCGTATGAAGTTATTACGTCACATGAGGAGTATTCAGAAGTTTTCTGTAACGCTCGCCCTGCAAACACCTACGTGTGGTCCGGACATATACATCATGAAACCAAGAAAGAAATTGGTAAAACTAAGATTGAAACGTTCCCAAGCTTAGCTCCAATTGATTTACACCACGCTCAATCGTTGTACGGAGCTTCCCGTTCAATGGTAAGTATTGAGATACATGAAGAATACGGAGAGATTGCTAGACGAACTTGTAACCATCGTATGGCTAAAGAGTTAATTCGAACTTACGCAATTACTTCGGGTATTTAAATGATACTTCAATGGCTTTCTGATCTGCTTCAAATGTTCACGGACCTCGTTCCTCGGCCTTTGATTGTGCGGGCTGACGAGGAGCTAGTATCATTTGTCTTTGGTAAATACACTAGGAAGCTTGGGCCAGGTTGGTACATTTCTTGGCCAGCTTTTGAAGAATTAGAAGTAGTTCAAGTCAAAAGAGATTTTGTTTCTCGCCAACAGAAATTTTGTAAAAACGGCATCACTTATGCTTATTCTTGGCAAGTGCCTTACGAAATTACTGATGCCTTAAAGATGGTAGTTAACACGTACGACTACCAAGAGACAATTGCTGATTTTGTAGAAGTGTCTTTAGCGGAGTGTTGGCAAAACTTTGGACCTGCCGAAATTTGTAACCTTGAAACACAAGATAAAGTGTTTGATAAAGTTCGCGGTATTTTGGAAGAGTACGGGGTTGAAATTAAAGCGTTTCGTATCACCTCGCACTCCGAAGTAATTGCTTTATCCATTTGGGAGAAATAATGCCTTTTCTATTTCGTAACGGCCGCTTAGTTTATCAAGACGGCAAAGCAGTAGTTAGCGACGATACTACAGAGTGCGTCTGTTGTGATCAAATTGGAGAAGATCCTTGTACGTGTGCCGGGCTCCCTGATGCTATTTACGTCTACGCTTACGACCGTTGGGCTTTGCAATATGATAGCTTTAGACCCATGTGGACGTGGGATGAATTCTTGTTTGAGAGGCAAACTGATACAACGTGGGAGAGCGTGGAGCTTGAAACTCTTAGGTGTGACGGAAGTAACTACTTAACGTGGGACGGCGTTGGATTGTTGCAAGGCCCGGGAAATAGTAATCTTGTTTGTGGGTGTGATCTTTTTGCAAGTCGTCAACCTTATTATGGGTATTATCGAATAGAGGAGTGCCACCCTGATTTCCAATCTTTTAACGCAACAAATCCTACTAGACCAATTCCTTGTCCTATTGAGAATCAAAATGATTTCGGGTATTCTATCAGTCGCACACTTAGCGGCTTATTCTTGGGATTTGAAGAATCGTATCTAGGGGGAGGGACTGGATACGATGGCGGCGAGAGCGGAGCCGGTAAACAATACGGCTACGGTCCATGGCAACGAACCTTGGGAAATGTTCAACGACCTGCGTTCCGGGACCCATGTTTAGATTATCCTCCGTGGTTAGGAGCTACAGCTTACGGACCTTCGGCCTATGGAGCAGGGAGCATTGATTTTGACGAGTGTTACTCTCTTGAGTATTTAGAAGGTCCTTCTGAGACGTACCCTCAAGATTGGCAATATACTTGGGCTTTTGGTTGGAGTCAAGCGGAAGCTCCTAACATTGCCAAGTTTCTAAATTTGATAATTAAAGGCGATGGTACGCTATCTGTTATCTTCCACCGAGGCGTGCCTAATACAACTCACGCGTACGGCAAACCAATTATGTCGCCCCTGAATCCTTTAGAAATTTGGGGAGGTACTGCTACAGGATACGACTTCAATGATAGCTCTCCACAAACTTTTGATATTGAAGTAAAGCGACATGGAATATATGTCACGCCTTTACCGATGACATACACTTTTACGATTCTTCAACAGAATCCGACAATTGATACTCCAGGCCCAACATCGATTTACACAGGGAGTTTTGAAGCATGAGCCAAAGCCAACTTGAAGCTTACGCCAGACAACGTAAGTTTAGGCCCAAGATGGAAAATGTTCAAATTTGTGAACAGTGCGACCACTTAATACGTGATCGCTACTGTTCCAAATTTGGCAAGTGTCCTGACGCTCAAAAAGATTTCTTTAAAGCCCTTGAACGAAGTAAATGTCCTTTAGAGAAATTTCCGTCGCAGCTCAGCGAATAGAATTCTAACTTGCTTAGGAGTTAACTCTAACAAACGCCCGATTTCCGAATACGTATAGTATTGAAGTCGTAAACTTACAGCCCATCGCTCCTCGACAGTTAGCCTATCTAGGTCAAACTGATCGAGGAATTCTTCTGCACTTCTTGATAATTCTTCAATATCGCCTAACGCTTCGGTATCATTGTTTGTTTGCATTTTCTTTCGACGACGGTAAGCGTCAATACCTCTCGACCGTAGTAAGGTTCTTAAGTGTGAGATGAATTTCTTTTCCTCAACTAGCTCATGATAATTCTCCCACGCTTGTAAAAATTCCAAAGATAGCGAGCAGTCAAATTTAGTTTCAAACTCTCGCAACAAGTAAACATAATCGTCGATCCTTCGCATGATAGTCTCCTACACTGCTGTTAAGTCTAGCCAACACAATTTTTTGTAAATTTTAGCAGTCAACAACGTATCATAAAGAGCGTCATGCAAACTAGCTTGATCGTAAGGAATGTCCAAAGCTTTGGCTAATGAGCTAAGCTTCACATCTGGGAACAATGGCTTATGGCCCCGAAGCTCACATCTATCATTGATAAAGTGAGCATAATCCATGGTGTCTCTACAGAACCCGTGGAAGTGGAGTCCATAAGTTGCCGACCCATATAGTTTCTCCAACATAGGCCTATCAAAATCTTTGTAGTTGTGTCCAACTGGCAAGATTCTAGACCATTCCGCTGAGAAGTTTAACCGTTCAACCCAGTCTTCAAACGCATCCATTGCTTGGTCCTGAGTCAATCCATGGATGCTGGCTTTAGCTGCGTAGGGCGAAGTGATATTTACTTCTGGTTTTATCAACCACTGAACCGCTAGATGTTCAACAGGATCAAGATTATCATTAAGAGGAATCATAGCAACTTGCCAGACCTCATCTAGCTCTACATCCGTTCCTGTCGTCTCAGTATCAATGCAGACTAACAAACTTCCTTTATGGTTTAACATTTTCTAGGCCCCCAGAATTAAGACCTTTGATAGACTTAGCCAGTTTTAGGGTCTTCGCAATCAAATCCTGAATGCTTCCATCATTTTCCAAAATGAAAGTTGCACGCTCCTTGAACCGTCCAACATCTTCGGAGACGTGCTCAGGTTTAGGAGGAATCTTGCCCGGACGTTCAAGATAAATTGTAACATCGAACAAATCAAACTCGTTATCAAACCTAACGTCGTCAGCCAAGAATGAATTTGACCCCATGAAATTTAAAACGCCTCGGACGTGAGCGTCCTTATTAAGCGTTCGAACAATCCCCGTCCCAAAATATTGCATCAACATTCGAGGAGTCTGCATGATAGGATGGTCCCAATGAGCCACTCGTTCAATTCCTCGAAGCGAAACTCCGCTACGTGTTTGGAAATGGAGACAAAACTTACGAATAACTCTGGGCCCGATTACTCGTTCATTGATGCGAATGCCTTTGAAGAAACTTTCAAGCCAGAAACATCGCTCCAAACCAAAAGTCAAAGACAACGCACTTTTCAAATGTTTAGCCAACGGATGATAGTAAAGCTCTAGCTCTTGGGTAAGAACTTGAGCCACGAGACTTTTTCCACTTCCTTTGTAGCCAATGATACCTACTCTCATTCTTTTTCTCCTTTTTCTGGATTACCGAAACAGTTGTAACAAATACCTTCTACTAAGCAATAAGCTTCACAATCCCCGCAATGTTCGCCAAGGTCTGTAGGAATACCATGATATTCGATAGGCTTATTGTGCTCTGTTGCGTAGTCCAACTCAGCTTGAACGCCGATTGATTGTCTCCAACCCCACTGAGTTAGAACTATCAAAGATTCACAAAAGCTCAAATACTCTAAGTCAATCTTTTCCCAAAAGTCCCAAGTGGTGGCCACGTTGGACATATGTTTCTGAAGCTCATGACTGTGAGTAATAGGGCTGTAAACGTTGGTCCCATTCTGAACCAAACGGGCCGCGTACCTTGTGACTACTCCAAACCGATGGTCTATCATTCGAGAATCAGAGTGAGTGTAAGGGGTAGCTAAATATATCATTTGCTTCTCCGGTTAGCTTGATAATTTGCGATTGAAAACCCACGAGGAGTCATACTACGAATCTCTTTTACGTTAGGGTGTGATCCTCCAATTTTACCATATTGCCGGGAGTATCCATCTTCTGGTATCACTTTCTTTTTAGGCGGCATCTTAAACCCGCCACCTGTCCACAGGTATGTTTCCTTCGGGTACGCGTCCCGTGGAGCAATATATTGTGGCCAAGTAGGGTGTTCATCATCTTCTGGTAAGTACCCACCGTATTCGTACGGGTGAAACTTGTAATCTGGTTTACGCCACAAAGATGATAGTCTCGATTTAGGATTCTCAATGAACCACGGACATTGCAACTCTGTGAAAACGCGACGACACCAGATAGCGTAACGTGCAGCTTTGTATTGGAAGTCTGGATCGTGGCCTTCTTTCGAGGGCCAGTGAATAATTCCAGAGACTGCCAAGTCGGTACAAACAGGGAACGCCGCCCCAAATACCACTTCCTTTCCTTGAAAAGTATCAATGATACGCCTAACTTGTTCCAGGTCGTGAAGGTCAGCCTTGTGGAAATGAATCACGTTGTCCCCGATCCGTTGTCGATGATCTACGTGCTTTATATCGTAAGCATGACATTCGTAACCTGCTCTGGCCCAAGGATGAAGTAACACCCCGGAGTGATCGTACAAGCTTAAAACTATCATACGGCCACGTCACCTTTGATAGCCGGATGGGGATTGTAACCTTCAAGAATAATATCTTCCCACCGAAGTGATAAAATATTCTCCAAAGGAGATAACACCGGATCAGCTTGCCTTGCAAAACGAAGCTTTGGAGCTTCTTTAGCTGGGCGTCTCAACTGTAGGTTGACTTGATCTACGTGGTTGTTGTAGATATGAGCGTCGCCAAACGTATGGTAATACGTCTTGGGTTTAAGGTCCGTGGCCCACGCCAAAATGTACATAAGCAACACGTAGGATGCAATGTTAAACGGAACGCCAAGAAACATATCAGCAGAGCGTTGATACATTTTCAAGGACAGTTCTCCATTTGATACGTAGCATTGGAAAAACATATGGCACGGCGGTAAGGCCGCATCTCCACCTGGAAGGTGATGTTTTGGGTGCCAAGCAGAGCAAATAACTCGTCGGCTGTTTGGAGACTCAGTTAGGCAATCAAGCACGTACTGAATCTGATCTACGCCGTTGAAGTCTCTCCACATCTTCCCATACACCGGACCAAGCTCTCCGGCAGCGTCTGCCCATTCGTCCCAGATATGAACATTCAGGTCTTGTAACGATTTGATATTTGTCTCTCCTCGAAGAAACCACATCAGTTCCTCAAATACCAACCGCAAAGGTACAAACTTTGTAGTGAGCAATGGGAAGTGACTACTGATTGTTCCGTAAATTTGAGGGCCGAATAGACGAATTGTTCCGGTCCCTGTTCTATCATCATGTGTTTCTCCGTGGAGCAAAACACTTTTAAGTAATGACAGATACTGTTGTTCTAACGCTGAATACATTAAGTGCTCCTTTGTTTTAGGTACGTGTCTAAGGTAATTACTGCTGCTTCAATAGTAGACTTCTCCTGTTCAAATTCTTTCAATAGGATCTCCTGATGATCTTTGGAAAGAATTATCAATGAATTTCTAGTTCTGATTTTTTTTTTTTTGACCTATTTTAACTGCCAGTATTAAATCTTCAACGTTCCAGGCGTCAGTTTCAATACCAGTAAATGATAGTTTTCGATTCTCAGGACCGGTATAAATTACTCCGCCCAAGTCATAGATCATATTAGATCTGAATGTTGCACTGTCTGGTGTAACATTGTAGACTCGCTCGCAATGAAGAATCCGTTCACAAGCCGTAGCCCAATCCGAACACCATTGGTTAACAACTACTTCATCTTGGAAATTGATAAATACCATAAACAGCCTTTCTTAAACCATATTCAAAGTAATTGGAGGTTTGTCGCTTTTTAAAAGTTTAGCTAGCTTTTCTAACGCTCGCTTTTCAAGTTGACGAACTCTTTCTCGCGAGATATTAAGAGTTTCCCCAATAGTCTTAAGAGGAATCCCTTGGGCTCGTAGCCTCAAAACTAAAGCATCTCGACTATTTAACTCAAGAAAAGCTTTTTCTAGAGCAATAAGCTCCTCTTGCCATTCTATCAAATCCCTATCAAGACATTCTAAAGGTGTAACAGGGTTATTAAATAGCCCGTGTAAGGTTTGAAACATTGGAGCACGAGCTATAGCAGCTTTAGCTCTGTCAAGATGAGCTGGATTTGGAGATACTTTAATTAACTCCACCTTGGTTTTCATGTAAGTTATCATTCGTTGTTTCACCCACGGAGTGGCGTAAGTTGAAAACTGATAACCTTTACTAGGGTCAAATTTTTTGACCGCCTGACATAACCCACTCATTCCTTCTTGAATTAAATCGTCTAAATCAAGCTTAGAATTTTTCTTGGCAAAAGACACCGCTATCTTGATAACCAATCCTTGATTATCTAACACTAACCGATTGAGTGCTTCATCAGCTTCCTTTCTAGCAGAATGATATTTTTGTAATAACTCGTCATTAGTATCCACAGTTCACTCACAATCTAAAGGGAATTGTTCATGTATTTCCAAACTCACAACCAACTTCCCACACTTAGGACAACGAACCGACTGTTTTCTTTTCTTGAGCCGATGCTCAAGCTCCTGTTTTGTTGACCGTTGTTCAGCGGGAAAAGTTGTTTTGACTACCACAGGCTCCGGGGTTTCATTTACGTCCATAAGTCAACCAAATGTTCAGGAACAGGTTGTAGCTCTCCGTTACGTTCAATCAAAACGCTTCCAGGGCAAACTGTGTAAACTCTATCACCATAGTCAAGTATAGCATGTTCACTAACGGAACAGTGACAAACCGGACAGAGCCACTCGCCATCAATGTTAGGGTGACGAAAATGTCTCAACGAGCTGTCGTCCTTCAACGTGTTAAAATGTTTCACGAACCCGCCAAGCTTGATCTCTGCTACGGCTTTCGGGTAATTGAGTTCGAGTAGCTCATCTTGTGTCAGTGTCACGACCTGACCACGTTTAAATGGTCCACGGTCCGCGAAGCGACCATTGAAATAATGAGCACCTGCCGCTGATAGTTTTACTTTGAAATTCATTTCAAAACCTCGTTACACCACTCTTCCAAATCATTCACCCAACGTCCAGCTAAGTTGAACACAAACCATAAATGATACCACTTATGGTCTTTACCTAACTGCGTTTCGAAAGCTTCCTTCCACCACTCACTTGGTATCTGAAAATTACCCCATCGAGGCGTTTCGTCTCTTGCCCAGCGTTCAAGAACTGTTTGCACGGTCCGTGCTACTTGCTTCAAGGAGTCTTCTTCGAATCCTTTCACACTTGCGACAAGTAAATCACGAAGTGATAATCCGTTGTCTTTTGCAAGCTCCTGAATCTTTTTGCGAGCTACTTCAGACATTTCAATTTTTAATGTTGGCATTCATTTTCTCCGATACGAAAATATAGATTGTACGAAACGTTAGACTAACAGTCACAAACCAAAGCACAATGAACGTAGGAAATGAGTGCCAAGCTTTCATATCACAGTGATGTAAGAAATATGCCAACAAATACCCCGAAGCAATTGTTAATAGGCTAAATAATATCACTTTTACCATCCGGTTTCTCCGTATTTGATAACAATATTGCAGTCCGCGTAACGCCGCCTATGGTCCACGTATTAGGGAGTAGCTCAATAAGCTCCTCTGCAATCTCTTGCATCTCCTCTTTATCAATGCTATTTGAAGTTACAAGAATATCAACGCCATGGTCGTAGACCATGTTTCGCCCGCAGAATGAACAGTTTTCGGCCATATAAGCGTAGACTATTTGGAAAGGAGAAAGATCTTCAACAGTGATATAAACGTTGTAGGTGTCAATACTGATACTCAAAGATTGAGCATCTTCAATATCAGACAATGCTTCACGTAACTTGCCTGCCGTTAAAGTCTTATCTTCTAGTTTCATCTTCATAGGTCCCCGTCCTTTCGGTTGTTTGATTCTTCGACGGTAAAACCTTTCTTGTACCGTCCTTCAAGTTTGTTTCGATTCATTTGTAGCACTTCTTCAAGTGTTGAGCCAATTGTTTGAGCGGCTTCCCGTATGTAGCCTATTAAAAGGCCATGACACCGTTTCACAAGTTCTCGGTCAAAAGGCAGACCTTGATAAAAGACTTTCTTTTTATGTTCTGCCAATGTTTCGAGGGTTTCTAAAATGCTGTCCCCACTATCTACCCATATCTCGAACGGCTCAATATCAATTGACGCCGCAAGCAGCAAAACGTAGAACAACATATCGCCAAGCTCAAGTTTAATATGTCGAGCGTCGTCCGTGTTCCTCGTTTCAAAGAACTCAGCCACGATCCCATCAACAGCAGTCGCGAATCGCGGAACGTCGACCTCTTTATGAAGGTTCCTTTGAGCTTCAAAATACTCGTGAAGATCGCTTGATTGAGGTGATAATTTTTCGTTAATAAAGTTAAGATGTTCTTTAAACATTGTTTCTCCTTTAGGCAGAACCTAAACCTTTCCCACAAATGGCACACTCAATAGTATCATACAACCAGCCCGGAATGATAATTACAAGCCGTTTCTTGTACTTAGGGCCGCAGCATTCCTTTCTTGATTTAATTTGTTTAACTTCCTTGTTGGTAGCCTCTCGAACTTTCGATGATAGGACGTGTCCTGCGAAACGTTCCGTAACTATTTCGACTTTCATTCTTGCTCCCCGAGTGCGAAGCCAAGCTCTTGGTACCGGCTAACACGTTCTTCTGCGGATCCACCACTGAAAACTACTCTATTTTCTGTCTTGAAAATACTGCCGGTCCAAGTAAGATTTTCAATCTTAACTGTTACTTCTTCGTCTAACTCAAGCAACAAACCTTCAAAAGGTTGAAACGGTAGCTCATACAGCAAACTTAAACTCCCATGATACTTACTCACATACCTTCCGTTAAGGTCCTTATTCTCTTGTAAGTGAACTTTAATTAGAATATGATACATTACTTCTGCTCCTCGAAATGCTTAGATGGAAAACGATGCCAGCCAAATAATAACCGCTCCATGTTCCGTGGTTCGTCGATCTCAGCAACCGGACGAGCACCACCGACCGTGGTGAACTGGACGTACATACACTTCTTACGCTTATACCCAATACACAGATGGCCTTTCAACCGTTTGATAGGTCCACGGTACATGTAGTATTTGGTGCGACTGAGCCGCCGGAACCGTTTCGTTAACCTTTCCATGACTGTTCCCAAGCGTGCAACGCTTTGAGCAAGTTCCTCAGTTGAACAACTTAAAAGGTTATTTATCATTTGTTAAACTCCTCAATATATTTTATCAACTCAGGTGTCGGTTCTGCAACAATAATCGGTAACATTAGTCCGATCTCACTGATACTTCGAGCCAACGTTTCAACATAATCTTGAGGTGCGACCCGTATAGGGTTTGGTGTTAGCTCGATATCTTCAATTTTCAAAACTTTTTGAGTCCGATTATCCGGCCCACGAACCACGTAACATTTGATAGAGTCGTACCCTACCAACTTACACGCTTCCAATCTTGCGTTGCCGCCAAGGACCACGTACTTTTTCTTAAGTTTGAAGCCTGGAGTCGAAAGCACACAAGCCGCAGCTCCGAGGGCCGCCATAAATTCTCTACGTTCCATTTTTCTTCCAAATAAATACTGTATATTTGTCCGGGTCCGTCACGTACGAAGCGAACCCTTTCTCAATCGCCTCTTTCTCTCGCTTTTTCTTCCCAGCATACTCGCCGAAAGCGTAACAAATGAATCCGACTGCGGAAACAAGGCAAACGGCTGACGCAATCAACGGTGGAATAATCCTAGGGTCTATCATTTGTTAACCTCACAAGTGAACCGGATACCGTTTGGAGCACAAAGATCTCGCAACTCAGCGAGGGTTGTATCCTCCCTAATAGATAATCCATTCCCACCCGCATCGTGAACCGCCTTCGTGAGCGAGTCCATGAACTCTCGCTCGGGGTCCGGCTTGACTCGGAGGATGTAGAAATCCTCTGGTGAAAAAGGAGCACGCGAAATCATATCGCTCCAGTTTCGCCAACCATGTGGTTTGATTTTGACTTCAAGATTACCTTGAAGGTACGCTGCCCACAACTCTTTTTGTTCAGGCGGTATCACTCGGTAACGATTTGCTGACCAATCAGGGGGACAAACGAGGGTCCAATCTTGCCCATCGAGTGATGACCATACCTTAACATCTTGATGGTCGGCCCACATCTTTATGTAGTCAGCGTGTCTGTGTCTAGCCATTTTTCCAATTCTCCCACTCTTGATAACATTTGGTCATGAACGGTTGGAACTGTTCCAACGCTCTTTGTTCTTCAATGGATATCATAACATCAACTCCCGCTCGAAACCAGCTGCATTTTCGTGCCCGCCACCATTGTAGAACTCGGCCACGGTTCTTGCTTTAATGTAACACTCTGCCGTAGACCGGATGCTGTACCGGTATTTCTTGGCAACGCCATCGTAGAACCAAGACATTGCTGGTTTACCAGTAAGGTTGCAAATCTCATGAAGCAAGTCACTGATAATATCTCCGTGAGTGTTGTTAAGACACGGAAGGAATCCAAATGGAGTCACGACTCCTGTGAGAATAGCCCCGTCCTCACCTACTGTTCTTTTTAGAATCCCTTTGATTTTATGGGCCAAATACTCATTGATAACTTTACCTTTATCGATAAGCTCAGAAATATCAAGCTCGGCCCATACTCCAAAATTCCAGTCCGTGGCCCGAAGGGCACGGTCCACGTTAATGGTTGCGGGGTATTTCCAATTCCAAAGATCACGATCTTCGGTATATTGAACGAGAGCTTCAACATTCCCGCTCCCCATGGAACAGTTCATAAACTCCCAAGTAAGTCTAGCCCCGGACTTCTCCATATTCAACTTGATAAACAACTTATGTTTCTGGATGATAGTTTCTTGCCCACTCTCTTGGATATCGTAACCTGTCGCTTCTTTAGCTTGAGTTATCAATTTCTCAACCGCAGATTTATGGTGATCTAAGACCACAACCTGATCAAAATTCCGAGCGTATTGTTCCAGCACTTCCAAGTCATAGCTGAAATCAACAATATACAGCTGGTTGCCTTGTGCTTCTGGAGCAGGTTGCCCGTAATGCACTGGAAGGTATTCAGTGAAATCTTCCCCATGTTTCATCCAAAGAACATAGGCTGAGCAGAATCCATCCAAACAACTGGCATGGTAAATGATAGTTACGTCTTGAGTGTTAGGCATTTGTTACTACTTTCACGTTAGGTTTAAGAATATTTCTCCAAGCTTCGGGAACACGTCCCGCGTGCCAAACATTGTTACAAATGTAACAAATATCATCTCCTTCGAAACGAAGGACTCGGCCTCCGAAACCAAGAAAGTGGTCCGTGCCCCACTCCATTGGTACATAGTAAGCGTGATAATTTTGATCGACTATCACTTGGGCCATTCGGTCGTACCAAAAGTTACAACTGAAACAGAGCTTACGGGTCCTCATATCATCTTTGCAACTGTACGTCAAAGAGATGCACTTGCCGCACTTACAACAAGGCTCTTCTAAGATATTTTGGTTCCCCCGAAGCTTTTCCTCAGTATCAAAGCCGCCAACTCGTGAACTTTGGAAAGAGGGCGGCTCAATGGATTCAACAATTTTACCGTCGACTAGCCAGAATGTAGCCACTTTAAGAGAGTTCATCGCTTTTTCTTTCTTTTTGGAGGTTTAGTAGCTTTCTTTGCTTCCGTTACTAAAACGAAAGCATAAATTTGCACCACTTCATCTGGAGTATGGGGACCTGTAGTGCTTTTATCAGGGTGACGTAACCTGTAATCTGGAAGCAGTTTGTACTTCCGCTTACGCAACCCTTTCAAAGCTTTGTGCAACGGTGAATTTTTGATAGTTCCGGTTACTTTTCCAGGGTCTCCGACGTAGTTTACTTTAACTTTCATCGTATTTCAATCTCTCCCATCATAAGAAGTTCTTCTAGCCCAAACACTTCATCTTCCCCACAACTGGTACAGTGATAGTTTCGAGCGTCTGGCTCACAATAATCATCCGCAGGCTCCTCGCACTTGCGACAGAAACCGTGTCCGCCTTCCATAGACATCTCAGTGTATTCAGTTTCAGTTAATTCAATCATAGCTTTCCTTTCAAATGAAGTAGCCATTCCGGCTCAGTAGTTCCAACGTATCCCATACCTTTGCCAAGAATCTTGTCTTGATAATAATACCATCGGTATGAGAAGATACAGTCTTCGAAATCTCCGGCCAAGCCTTTATAATATCCAGGCATAGCCAAGTTTGGAGGAGTAAGAGGGCCACGTCGTATGTAACACGGAGATTGATAAAGATACCCAACCCGGTTCCATACTTCATGTAAAGCTAACCCTCTCTTATCCCGCTCCTTCAACAACGCTATCATATGCTTCAAAGTCCATTGATAATTTGAATCAGTGGAACGAACCCATTGAGTTGACGGGTGATTTGCGAAGCATGGTTTACACATTCCTTGACGCCAAAGTCCAACTTCGTCATGTGCCGTTGATAACATTTGGGCACACTCAATCGGCATTTTTGTTAAATGGTCCGTGGCCATGTAGCTAGCTGCAAGGACCGGGTCCATATCAAGGAAGAAAACATTCACGCCCCAAGTCCAAGCGATTTGATGGAAGCCCTTTTGAGTGCTGTCAAGGTAACAACACGTCCAAGTAGCTTGGAAAGTGTTTCTTCGAAGTTATCAAGTTGCTCCGATAATTTGTATTCGAAGCCGTTCAAAAGTATCACTTCTTCCAAGTTCTCAGAAACCCAAGAATTTAAGTCTTGGTCTTTCACAAGATACTTACCGTCTTGAATCGTTAACTTGCCATTGATAGTTGGGCCTTTCAATTCGTCTCGCCAAATTTTCACGTTTTCAGGAGCGGTTATGTTAATTGAAGCAGCTCCTGATCCTGCATCAAAGATTGTTACCCGAACGTCGTTCCCAATTGTAAATGATTGCGACGCCCAGCGTTTAAGAGTTAACGCCATGATAAGCTCCTAGTATTTCCTTAAAGTGTGACTGTGAATGTTTCCGAAGCCCGTGTGACTGCCGTATATCGCCAACGGACCGGGCTCCAAAGGTCGCATTGTTCATCTACAATATGAACGTGCTCCCACTCAGAACCTTGTGATTTGTGTGTTGTAATAGCGTAAGCGTGATCAATTGCAAGCAGCCCTTTTGGAAAGGCATCATACAAATCACGCTGGTTCATGGACCGTCCAATCGAATCCAAGCCTACGTCGCTAATTGTATCATCTTCAAAAGTGACGTTAGCTACCATATCGTCATGCCATTTGTTCACTTTTCGAATGACCTTAACCATTCCGTTGTAGAATGGTGGGTCATTTTTCAAAATGATAATTGGCCGCCCTGGAATCAAAGGGTTTGAAGGGTTGTCGTGGAGTTCCCGATTCAAAGAGTGACGAGTTTTATTAAACCCGCACAAAATGATCTTATCACCGGGCGTGGACCTGTACCATGATACAGGGTCCGTGTCCGCTACGAAACGATCTGAATATTTGCCCGACGCTCGAACATACATGGACTCCTGAATGATAGGGTTGTCTGCTGCTTGCCGATGAATCGTGGACAACTCTACATCAAGGTCAAGCATCAAATTTGGATTCTTACCGACTGGCTCCAACTGTCCATGATCTCCGGTGAGTATCACTTTCATGTTGTAACTCAGAAGGTCTTCCCAAAGCCGTTGATTCACGGTGCTTGCTTCGTCAATGTAGAAGTAAGTCCCAAGAATATCTTTCTTTGGCTTCTTGAAGAATCTCATACTCTTTCTATCAAATCGATAGATTGTGCTATGAATTGTTTGAGCTTTCTTTACTCCTTTCTTACGCAACTGCTCAACGGCCTTACCCATAAAAGCACAAGGGACTCCTCCGGGTTTACGTCGCAATATCTCTTGGGCAATCGTAGTCTTCCCAGTACCGGCGTACCCGCCAATACGGAAGACTTGCTGACTGGAACTAAGAGCTGTGTTGATTACAGACTCTTGTTCAGGCGTTAGAATTATCATCATTGAACCTTTCTAGAAACTCAGGGGCACAGACCGTGGGTCGTGTGTCTTCGAAATCCGTAACACTCAGTGGGAGGCCGAAACCAATTGCCCCGTCGAAAGGGTAGTATGCTGCAATGTAACTTTTAAGATAGCCGAACGTCTGTATCGGCTCCGACTTTCCCGCGTATCGATACCCATGTTTCACGAAGCAATTGATAACATCAATGGCTTCTTGCGACGTGTTGCACTCGACTTGGAATCCTGACAACCAAACGTTCGCCTTACGTGCACGTCGGAAGTGTTCAGGTTTAGTCACTGAAAAGATCGGCGGCTCTTTGTCCGTCCACGGCCTCCACTGGTTGTCCAAGATTGAATAATACTCAAGCTCGCCGTCGAGGTACACCGACCACGCCTCTTTATACTCAGGTAAGATGGTGCGGTATTCTTGGTCGAGAGCCCAGTTCGGGTTAACAGGAATAAAAGCCCAAGGGCTAGTAGACGTCCTAGTCCAAACTTCTGCTTCTTGGTTCAGGGCCCATTTGATAATTTCGTCTGCATGTTTGTGTTTCATCACTCAACTCCTCCAAATAAATTGTCTTGACACGTTTGACACAAGCCACTGATTTGATATTCGCGGATACTGGCTTCGTCTTCGAAATTGTCAGCAATGTTCCCACACCCAATGGGGCTTGGCACACATTGAGCTTGTTTGATACAACGCCTACGGTCCTTGCCCAACTGTTTAGTTAAAGCTGCTTCAATTGCTTCGTCTTTAACGGTAGGCGTATACCGTTTGATAAACTTTTCGACTTTCTCCAAGTTATCACGCCATTCAAAATTTCCTAAATACCAAAACGTATTTTTAGGGCAATCTTCTGTCCCGTAAAATGCCCACAATCCTTCTAGTCGCCCGGAACGACATTGATCAATAGCGTTTTCAAAAGCGTTCAAATCATCAAAGTCAAAGTCCAAGAACTTAGCCCTTGACTCACAGTCCCAAATTACGGAAGTGGTTAACCGCTTCTCCGCTATTTTTTGGATAGTACAGGTCGCGGCACAGCCTATACAAATGCCTTCTCGTTGAGCACCCCAAGACCCCATATACACTTCAAAGTCCGGGGCTTTATCAAATTCTTTTAGCGAGTCAACCATGACTTGCAACGCGTCGATTGGAGTGGGGACTATTTCTTTGATACTTTTCATAATGATAATGCCTTAATGATAAGGGACGCTCGGATAGTTTCTGCTTCAATTTGAGCTTTTTTAAGCTCTTTCTCGTAGGTTCGCTTGGTCCGGGACCCTAGCCCCTGTTCCAAGTCCCAATAACGAGGGGTTACGTACTCCATTACAGACGTGGCAAATTGGCTTTCAGCTTCACACTCTAAAGCAATTTGTGCTTGGTCGCCTTGAGCCGAGTAGCCTAAGTATAAAAAGTCTTCTTTAGCCGCCCGGAAAGCAGCGACTCGTATGCACATTTTCATCGCATTGATAATATGAGACTGTTCCATATCCTCAATGTTAATGCTTTTGCCTCCTTTCATAATCCAGGTCGGTTTACGTAAATACTTGGAAGCGTGAGCACTTTTCACTGTGGAGCGTACTCGACTGTTCCAAATCTCTAAATACGTCTTTTGAAGGTAACCCGCTTTTCGAAGTTTTTCCTCAAGCTGGCGAAGCTTTTTATCAATGTGACGATGTTTTGTAGCTCGTCTGGAGTCATCACTATGTTCGTAAGTTACGTCAAAAGTGTTGAGTAACTCTTTGTACTCCTCTAAACTCATGATATCTCCTTTTGGTTGTACCTGGCCCATATTTTTTTCATTTTATCAACTGGAACATCTCCAATGAAAAGAAAACGAATGCTGAGAGATAATTGAATCATGTCCCACGAAACTTTCTCTCCATCGTCGAACTCAATCATAGGCTCTAAAGACCCATGATCGTTAAGAAAAATACCGACATATGTGGCCCTCGTAACTTTATCAATGTCTCCATATTGATTGAACCATGTGAACTTTTTATCACGTACCGCATCCACTTGGTGCGTGGCCAAGAACTCGACTTCGGGTACTGTTTTAAGGTTCTTGAAAGGTACACCTGCGTGACAAAGGGCTTTCTTCCCGTCAACAATGATAAAATCTCCTGTAAATGGAAGGTTACGAAAAATCCGTGATTTCAGTTATTGCGTATTTTTTCATTACGAGTCTCCTAAAAAGAATTTATGGCTTATTTTATCATCAAGAATGTTTTCGACTTCTTCCCAAGTTGTAATTCCTTGGTATCCTCGTCCGTCGTACTCAAGAACAACGTCTCCAAAGGTTAAGTCCCACGTGAACTCAAGCACGGCCCACACTCCATCTGCGTACTGGCACAGAAAAGAGCCTTGTTGCAAAGGACATTTTCCATCAAGGAAAGAAGCGGCTTGCTCTGTAAAATCGGAGTCTTGGTTTTTAACAAAGTCAAGTAATGTATCAAAGTTCATTTTTTTATCCTTGTGGAAAATAATGATTTAAAAAAGGTTCCAAGGCCCGGGCACAACGAGCACATGAGTGTTCCCAGTCCCCGTTATCACTTAACTCCCCGTGGCCTACTTGATACGTGCCGTTAGTATGGAGCGTCACTTGGCAACGTCCGCCACACTCAATACCGATACTCTTGTTGTGAGATTTGATAATCTCATCAGCGATCTCGTAACACGGAGCTTCAACAACAATGTACGTATCAGGGGCGTTGACCATTACTACTACTACTGCGTAAGATTTACGCCCCATTCCCCGCTCATTAACACCTAGCCGCCACTCCAGAGAGCAGGCTTTTTCTTGAAGAAAACGTAATCGTTTCAAAGCTCCATTCATACCACGCTCCTTGTTGCTTTAGTTTCATCTCCAAGGCCCACGACAGGAACTATCAATTCCCCGTTTGGGACAGGGACCGTGACTTCTTCTGGCAATTCAAACCAGTAGTTATAGTGTCGTCCACAAGGGAATTCCACTTTGATAGCTACCTTAGCTACTGAATCCCTTGTACTTTCTTTGATTCCTTCTTGGGTAATCATTGTTAAACTTTCTGTAAAGTGAGTATAGTCCGTAAATAAACACTAATAAGTAAAGCATCCTGCTCCCCTTTGCTCCCCTTTGCTCCCCTTTGCTTCATTCGCTAGTTAAGACCTGGAAATGTACCCATGATACTTCCAAAGTGTTCCAAACCCCCTAGCCCCAAGTAGTACCGCTCCACATCGATATCTAATAAATGATAGTGTGCGTTGTACAGCTCTAAATAATCTAAATATCGTTTGATAATTTCAGCTTGTGTCTCTCCTTTACAAAGAGACTCACGACTTATTGCATATACGTAACGATATATTCCCTTATTCTTAGGGACTGGGTTCTCCCATAAATGTTGTTGCACGTAATCTACGCCTAGAAGCACTAGGCTGTCAACGTACGTGCAAGTATCAGCGTCCATCTTATGTCCAATGATACTGAGATGTAGCTTTAGGTCCATCTCCAAAGCCCATGGACCTACTTGCTTTTGCCATTCGGTCATTTGTCTCTCCGTACAGGTAGATGGTAATATTGGCCGTGTTCTTCAAACAAACATCTGATAAAAATGTTCACTTTTGACATTTCTGTCCACGGCCCTTTAGAGGCCATCCAAATTACAAAAAGTCCGGCCCCCAATATTAAAGCCATTGATAAAGCTTTGTGTTTCATGATATTCCTTTCTAAACAAGTAAACAACGGTCCACGCTCCATGATACTTGGAGCGTGGTACGTTGGCTACTCTTACCGTTAGGTAGACTCAAACGTTACGATATCCGGGTCTTGTAGCCCTCCGCCTAAGTCGGAAGCTTTCAACTCAAATTCGTAATTAACTCCACGGAACCCCGTGAAGTTATCACCGACCCAGCCGTCGAAAGTGAACTCAACCCGCACCGTGACAGTAGGAGCGGGAATAGCTACTTCCTCAATGAATACGTCGGTCCAGCCTTGACCGCCAGAACCTCCATTAAGCGGGTTAGTGTTGTTTCCCCAATTCATAGGAAATTTTATAGTTTCCGTCACGCTCACGGGACCATTTGGGCCTTCTACCACGACAGTGTGGTCAACCATTTGATAAGTTCTCACGTGAACTGCAAGCCACTCCAAACGATTGTCAACCCACCAAGTTGCAGTTAAGTTAACTTTTGTAACGTCCCCGGCTGAGACTTCCGTGACTCCCATTGAGGCGGAGCTGTAGTAGTCTCCGGAAGTGCCGTGCACCGGGTTGTTGCCGCCTCCGCCTACTTGACCGTAAGCAGTTGTTGCTACGAGCAACAGAATAGTAAACAACACAAGTGATAAAATACGCATAGTCTCTCCTTAAAAGAGTAAAGATTTGTGGTCCGTGGACCATCATTTAGTAGGACGACACAATGCTCGTGTCTTCCAGTAGTTGAAGCTACGTTCCAACTCTTTGACGAACGCTTCCGCATCCATCTGAGTATCAGTGCCGCCGTCGCTGCCGAAGTGGTTGTGCAGCAACGTTTCAGGTTTCATCGGAGCATTCAGGTCTTCTAAGTCCACCCCAGCGTTGACTGAGATGATATTCCACCGCCCGTAGGCTTGTTCTCCGCTCTCATAGAGCACGTCTCGATGATAAAGGACGACTTCGACGTGGCAGGCGGCGGCCTTATTTACGCCGTCCAAGTATTCATGCCGACGTGGCGACTCGCCGTCACGTCGTGGCTTATACTCCACGATCAAAGTATCATTGTTCCGAAGCTTACGAATAGGGCAATAAACCCCGTTCGCGTCAATCGGAACGATGATAACTCCGTCTCTATAGCCGGGACGCTGCTCGTGAAATCGGGCTTGTACCTGTTCAACGAGCACTTCGTCTGAGAACTTCCAGTGGGAGAACTCACTATTGGCTGTCTGCCGACTAACGAAGTCGTGGACCGCTACGTCTGGAGCTGGGTTGCTCCAGTTCTGTTGCGTAACCTGCAACACGGTGGGTTCTCCATTAGGGTGGATCGCCGCTTTGTCCCTTGGCTCGTAGTCATAAATGAAGGTATCTCCGTCCGAGGATTGAAGGGCATTACGCCCCGATCCATCTTCTTCTGCGTCGCCGTAGGGGACGTAGCCGTTTTTAAGAAGTATGATAAATTCGTCGTTACTTAACATTTGTTGGTTGTCAGTTTTCATCTCGCTCTCCTGTTTATTTAACAAGCTTTCCATTCAGCAATAAGTTTAGCAGCTTCGGGTGAGACTTTCACCCACTGTTTCACTGAAATGTCCTCATGGGTTTCAACAGCTGCCGTGATACGTGTGTTGGTCTTCGGACCATTAGCCGCTAAGCCAAAGAGTCCACCGCACTCAGAACTCCAGTAAAGGACCATTCGAGCGTTTCGCAATTTGATAGGCTTTCCAGCTTCGGGGTCTTTGTCCGCCATACCGATTATAACGGCTCGTCCGTTTTCCCCGCAACAAACTAGATACATCGACATTTCAGTCTCCTCTTATCAATTGATAAATTTCTTTGTAAGTATGTACTGGCATATTATACTTGTCCGCTATATCCTGCCAGTTCTCTTCCCACCAGCTAAAAGAATGACACTGACCCCCAACTTTCAACACTCCAAAGTCTTGGTTGACTTCTACTTTGCGGCCGTGTAAAATTCCGAGTGTTATCAGTTTGCCGTAGCCGTAGCCGTAGCCGTAGCCGTAGCCGTCGCCGTCGCCGTAGCCGTCGCCGTAGCCGTAGCCGTAGCCGTAGCCGTCGCCGTAGCCGTAGCCGGTCCCGTAGCCGGTCCCGTAGCCGGTCCCGTAGCCGTCGCCGTGGTTACTTAACATTTGATAGTTCCTTATAAATGATCAACTTTGGTCTTTGCTTCACGCGGACCGATGTACGGTTCCAACGTAAATAAGTCATTGATATTTTCACATAGTTTCATCTTGCTCTCCTGTTTGCTCGCTTAGCGAGTCGTTGAGTTTCAGGATCGTCCGGAAGTATCACTAGCGATCCTGCGGTCTTATGGCCGTACACCATGTACCCTGTAGCACGCTCCGTGGTGCTACAGGTTGCACACGTCATTGTGTGCGGAAGTACCTCTAAGCGTTCACTATCAATTTGTGTTTTGCAGTTTATGCAGTTCACTCTTGCTCCTTCCAGAACTTGATATTTTTGACAACCCCTTCGGCGAGGTCAGCGATAGAATCTATCACTTCTCGCTCACAACCGGGAATGGTGTAGAAGTAATTAAACTCCCCACCCTCGGTGAAGGTAACAAGTTGCGTGAAGCGACCCTTGTTTATCTTGGACAAGTGCCAGTAGACTTCGCGAACGCCTTCGTTAAGAAAAATGTAACAGGGAGTTTCGCCAATGACTTTAGTTTCGTACATGATAATCCTTTCAGATTGAGTAAGTGCGAGATTGAAGTGCTTGTTTCGGTTCACGGCCCTTGTACTTAGTTCCAGGCTGCTCGAACCACGTTCCACGTGAGATGTGAATATCCAAGTCAAGATATTCATACTTCGGGACGTTATAATAGTCTGCTAAGTCGTAAACGTCCAGATTATCAAGATCTGGAATTGGTCGCAACGTAATATGCGACAGTACGTAAGCCGCCACATTACGTTGCTTACGCTTGAGCGTTGGGTTAGCCGCTTGGACCGTGGCCCACAGCCGCTCAAAAGACTCTAGAGTTGGACACAACTCAATGATAGATACTCTCTTAGACATTGGCCACGGCTCCCATCTTAAGAACCTTGGCACACATTGCCAACAATTTGGCGTGGTGTCGGGGAGCTTCAACATGGTTCTCGAACCATGAATCATCCGCCCCACATGGTAGCTTGACTCCCCCGGCTCGGAAGTATTGATAATTGTGCCGTGCGACACGGGCATTGTCCCGTGCATTGAGCAAGCACTCCCGTCTCGTGGCCCGTGGCGGACGAAGATGGTCGAATTTCATCAAAAGAACGCTATCAATGGAAGATTTCCCGCATCCTGCGTCTCGCAGCGTGCGAATATCATCCGCTGCGGCTTTGCGAGCGGTTCGAACCCACTCAATATGGGCCAGAGCTTCCCGATAAAGGTCGATCTGTTCGCTGATCCAGTAGCCAAGGGTGGCCTCAAAATCATGGAGAGTTACTTGATAGTCCAGAGTTCCGACCCAACGTAGCGGGGTGCCTGGAATGTAAGCTTTGTAGTCGTGGCCGGAAGCCTCGACCTCGACAGGCAAATCGTTGACGTAGAACATTCCAAGAGGTTGCATAGCTTTCATGATAATCCTTTCAAGTGAGAAAAAAGTAAACAACGGTCCCTGCACCTCACGAGTGCATGGTACGTTGGCTACTGGCTTGCTACTAAACAATTGCCCTCTGATTCAGTTCAGGAACAACAGTGTGAGCTATCAATATCCCAAGCTTGACGCCCCAGTTGACGAGTCTTTGATAAGCTTCGTCCAGCTCCGCCAACGTCTTATATTTAAGGGTCAGCCCGCTGATTAGCAAAGGCTCACCGTCGCGAGTCGCTCGCAACACGCATTTCCCGTCCCCGGTTGTGATAGAAAAGCTGCATTTATCAGCTAGTCGTAGCTGCGGTATGCCAACCATGTTCAATTTTCGTCGAACGTATTGGCGAGCCGCCTGGGAGTCCGTAGCATACGTGACCTTGAGGTGCTCAATAATTTGTTGAGTGTCGGACGTGCCATACAGCTCCTGAAGTCGCTGATCGGTCTCAAACATCAGAAGTTGCTCGATGAAATTCCAAGTCGTGTGATTGTTAATCATGATAATCCTTTCAAGAAATTAGTAAACAACGGTCCATGCACCTCATGGGTGCACGGTACGTCAGCTACCAACTACTTATACTTCAGTCCGCCACTTAAGCCAGAATTCCAACATAGCGTTAAAGTTGTGGTAAGTCCCGTCGTCTTCGACGTTATGATAATCTTCAAGGTCCAACGGGGCGAACTCCTCAAGTGTCTCACGCAACGGTCTGACGGTGTGTGAACCATTCGTTGAGTAAGAATATGAAACTTCCGTTAACGCCTCACATCGCACAATAAAGGTTTCGAAAGTTTTCTCAAGCCGAGATTGGAGCCTGCGATCTTTGATTTCTCGAACTATCAGTACCGGGGTTCCTGGTCCTTTGACCAATAACCCTTTCTTGATTTCGATTCGGTTCTCTTTGACTTCTCGACAGATTTTGAACAACATAGACTTAGCTTTCATGATAATCCTTTCAAGTGAGAAACAGTAAACAACGGTCCGGGCTACCCGTGGGCAGCACGGTACGTTGGCTATTGATAGACCTAGGCCCGAAGGCCCAGGATTAAATCCAGATTGTCAAAGATCAAAATTATCATTTGTGTCCCGCCACTGGCGGAAATGATATGATAGCTTACAGACCTACGGTCAATCTATTCTATACTTAATATCGGCAATTGGGAAGTAAGAAAATAGATTATTTTTGAAAATAATCAAAACTTTATCATATCATTTTTTACACTGTTTCCTTCTCAATGATAATCCCATTGATTTCGAATTGGTTCGTGACCATATGCCAATGCATATCATTATACAGGAACCGATAGCAAGTTCTCCGATACCTGAACTCGTGACTAGGCCCATGGGCCGTGTACTCGGGTGTAGGCCATTTATCAATGTACCCTGTTAGAGACACGGACCTTTCATCTGGAAAAAAGAATTCAGGCTCTTGGACCTTGATCAATTCATCGTTGGACAAGTTACGGAGCCAAAGCCTATCTTCATCAAGATGATAATTTGCCTGCCACTCAAACCAAGCTTCAAACTCAGTCATGAAACAGTATGGGTTTCTGTTCATGTTAACTCCCAAGAATATAAAGTGCTTCAACCACGGAAGATCGAATCTCGCCAGCAGATTGATAGATTCGATACTCGTACTTTTCAGTCCATTCCTGAGCTTCCAAGTATGTGTTCTTGTAGTGATTGATAACAACAGTGCCTTGTCGGTCCTTGGCCCACGAAACAATTTCCTCAAGCGAGATCAGATCGAACCCTTGTGTCTCATCGTAAGGCGGGTCCAAGTAGAATAACGCATCGACACTATCATATGAAGCTAGCTTCTTCCAGTCCCAATTCTCGATTTGCCACTTGCTAATACGAGCACGAAGCAGGGGCCAGATTCTCATTTTACTGGCTACATTCGGCTGCTTCTGTGAGAAGTTGCGAGCGTAGTTAAGCCTCCGCCCCAAGTAAGACATAACCGCTGTCACGTACCACTTTGCTGCACGCTTCACGGGGTTACTTGATAGCTGCCAAGTCTTTTTGCAATGCAACCATTCTTCTTCGGAAGAAGGATGATACTTTTTAAGTTCTTCGACAAGCTCCTCGTAGTGGTTACGGAACGCTCGATAGAAGTCAATGATCCCGGAGTCTTTATCATTAAACACCATGTACGGGAACTGAGCCACGTTCAATGATACCATTCCTGTCCCGCCAAACACGTCAATAAATTTCTTGTGCGTGTCTCGCATGTGGTTCAGAATAGGAAGAATATGTTGCAAGGCCCGTGCCTTAGACCCTATCATTCGAAACGGAGCTTCACGTTTCTTGAAGTCTTTATCAGTCATCCTAGTATCTCCAAGAGAACATTTAATTGGTCAGCACACGTCCGATACCCTTGTCGCTCGGCTTCGCGACGGTTTTCAAACTCCTGACCTTCTGGAGACCCATCAACTATTTCAGGTCGAGCCCCTTTCTCTCGCCACTTCTCAATCAACGCTTCTAAAACTTCTCGCTTGATACTTTTAGTCATACGACTTTCCTCCCGTGTGTTAATGTAATTGTTTCGCCAGTTTGGGTAGTCTCTGTCCACGTCTTAGACCACGGACCTCGAATTGATAGCATCCACCCTTTGCCCTCGACCTTATGGTTCAGCTCGTGAGGTGTGTACTTTACTCGGAACTTTTTATACTCCCGTGGCCAGCCGTAAATACAGTCAAAGTCGTCCGGTTTCCGAACAAACTCCGTGGCCCATCCCATTAGGAGCATGGTCCATGCATTGAACGCATGGGTGTGGAAGTTCCGTTCAGCAGCACCGCCCTTCACTCGAAGCAGAACGATTGAGAACAAACATTTGATTTCAATGATAAAGAACCCTGTTACGTTGGACTTTGGTCCACCATCTTTACGCCATGATAATAACCTCATAGTTTAAGTTGCCCTTTCTCCCTTAATCGTTTCCCTTTTAACACCGTCTGGAGTTTCAACAAAACGAAACCCGTTGTCTTTCGGAGCTTCATACGAGAAGCGAACATTGTAGATACATGTCTTTTGCATCTCGTCAATAGCTATCAAATACATTTCCGCTAGGTTCTGTTCGAACTTCTTACGATTTGCTCGCCCCCCGTCGTCCATGTAGTTCTTATACAGAAGTTGAAGCTCCACTTTTGATCCAGGCTGTTCTTGGAGCACGGACCGTGCAAAGAGTTCAACGTCGGTTCGGTTCAAGTCCGCAGCTTGCTCTTTATCAACCGTATCCACAACAGGAACATTCAAACGCCCCTGAGTTGGCGGTATTTGATACGCTAACAAGGCATACAGAAACGCGGGAGCTTGAGCTTCCAGTTGTTCCAAAAGAAGTTTCTTTGGAATAACTTTATCTGGCTTCTTGGGTACATTGATAACCGTGATTCGGGTGTCTCCGGGAAGTATCGGACAGAACTCACGATTGTTCGCGGTGTGAATCCAATGCGACGTATTAGGTATCATGTAAGCGGGCTTGCCTTTTGTGTTGACTGAGATTACTTTGGACGTAACATAGTCTTTAACTTTTTGATAAACAGTGGAGTCCGAGTTCAAGTTAATCTCCTCAAGAACGCAAAGCACCGCCCCAGCAAGTTCACTGTTGAACGAGCTGACTAACGCGTTCTCCGCTCGAACGACACCGGGACTAAACAACAATGATAATGCTTCATGCAAAATCGACTTCCCGGTGTCTTGCTCCGTGGAATACAAAAACAGAAACGGCAAAGGTTCAAACGGTTGTTGTATCAATGACGCGACCCACGCAAACAGATAGTCGTGTCCTTTGCAAATACCGTTCTCCGTGAACCAATTATCCTTACGAACGTATTGATCTAGAGAGTGTCCGATATGGTCCAGAATCTTCATCCAAAGATCAAAGTTTCCTTCTTCTGGAGTGTGTCGCAGTTGAGCAGCTCCCCGATTCCATAAACGATTACCCGGATATTCAGACTCAAAGGGTCGTGAAACAATGTTCCAGGGCTTCATGATAGCTTCACCCTGCATCTGCTGAATCTCTTTAGTGTTCATTCCTTGGCTTTTGAGACCGAGCGTCAGGTTGGCGATCGGTTCTTCGATCCAACCGTTATCATGCGTCTCAATAGCCCAACCGGCGTCCACGCTACCCATAATCATGTGACGAATCTGCGTATTCGTGTCCACGTCATACGGGCTACCAGTACGAGACTCTTTTATCACTTTCAACCAACGTGTTCCTTTTGCGATCCAACCTTCAATGCCGCCTGGGTCGCCTTTGATTTTCGGAATCTCAATTTTAAGCTTGTTTTCCTTTAGCTGAGTGACAGTTGCTTGACGAGCTATCAATACTTCGTCAATGGCTTGCATTTCATGTTGCTGGAAAAGCTTAGTCAATTTATGAGCAGGAAGCACCATTCCTTTTTTATCATCTTCTAACGCTCCTGAATCTTTCACCAAGGTCCAAAGCGGTGGAACATAATTCAAATACGTGCGAGTCCATCCGTTCTTCGTGGTCCACGATTCATGTTCCTTGGCTTCGTTGCCATATCGGTACACGGCCCATGCTCCGTGTGGAAGCGGATACGCGAAGCAGTTCTGTTTGTGGAGATCAGTTCCGTCACTGATAGTCTGGAAATCGCCTTTAAACCCGAGTTCTTTGGAAGCTTGCTCCAATAGTTTAGTGTGCGTGATAAACATCTTTCCTTCCGCGTTCCAGTAACCAAACGCGGAGTTGTTATTCATCCACTCAAGCAAACGCTCATGTTCTTCTTCAAGCGTCACGGACTGTTTGTGCTTGATAATTTCTTCCATACGGTCATCAGCATAAGAGTGTTTCTTCTTACCGCTCACGACGCCAATATGATCTCGCCATCCCAGCGGCTCTTTGATATGGGCCTCAGCTTCCTTAATAATTTGAAAGCCGTTCTCTCCCGTTTTCCGTGACCATACCCACATATTACAACCGAAAACATCAACTGCAAGGTCAAAGTCGAAACCAGTCTCAAGACATAGTTGACTCAGAACGCCGCGAGCAAGAGCAGCGTGTTCTGCCCGACTTGTCGTAGTGATAAGGTCTTCAAAGAAAACATATAAGTGGTAGCCAGCTCCACTTTTAGATCGTTGTACTCGCACCCAAGGTACGTTACACGCTCGTTGTTGAATATCAAGTAGATCAGTCTGCGTTAGCTTGTGCTTGTGCCGAGCTGAGTGGCCCACGATACCGTCAAAGTCGAAAGCAACATATCGCGAGATGCATTGCCCAAAGTCCCACCCCGATAAACCAACCATTGAGGCGTGATCTTCCAGGCTGAACTTGATATTTCCTTCATCGTATTTGCCATCAATTCGAAAATTCTTCCAGACTTGAACACCGTCAGTCCACTCCCGGTAGGTCCGACCTTTGTATTCCTTATCAACAGGCTCGCCGCCATCAGCGGCTACGTTTACTTGAACTTCCATTGTAGGCGAGTATAACGCCGCCATGTGGGGTTCTGCGTTATCACGCAAGAATCGTTCTAAAGCTTCACTTTTACGCATTAACAAACCTCATTAACAAATTGATATCATTTTCGATAACAGATTCGAGAAAGCCCGAAACAACCAGACTTCACCCTATAGCTACGAGTGGCGGGATATCGGATTGCCCCACAAAATGAAAATAAATCGAGTTAATGGAAATTGATACGAAACTTTAATGACGTTTCCAGTGCAGCGTTATCATTATTCTCTCACGTACGCGAAGCCATTAACGTTTTTGATACTCAAACCTTTAATTTAAGCTTCTACTTCTTATGGGTACGAGGTGAAAGTAAAATATAGTAGTAGTGTAAATATTATAAGGATTTCAGCCGCTCAGGCGAGCTTCTGATAAGAAAACGTTAATGAGCCAAATTTTACGTTAAATTGGTATGTTTCGACGGGAATTGATACCGTCTCACTGCTCTCCTCCCGAACCTTGCATCTTGGCTCACGCTACACGTATCACGCTACACGTATCACGCTACACGTACGCGTAGCACGTGGGTACGTGCCAGGGCCAAAGACCTTGAGTTCTCTTTTAAGTCTCGGAACTGACGTGTAAATTAGTAAGCGGTTATCATTTTGCGTGAGCAAATGATAATTCTCGCGTGCTCCCGCGTGTCCCGCACGTGCGACTATTTAAATACGCGACGTGCGTAAATGATATGATACATGGTTTTCAAAATACTTGAAAATATTTTCAAAATACGGGGCAATCCTGCCCGGTTTTATTCGTAGCTATAGGGGGAAAGTAGACTGTTTTACTTTCCAAAACGACTATCATATCATTTGTGGAGAAGTCCAACATGGCAGAAGAAACTCAAGCTACCGAAACTATCATTTCAGAAGGATTGACTCAAGAGCAGTTCGAATCCGTGGGTAGCGACATTCAGGCGATTTCTATCAATGAGATCACCGTCCCTGAAGTTAAGCTTCGTGGCGTGAACACCGAAGGGGAAGAATACTTGGAACTCAAGGATTCTATCAAATCGCAAGGACTGTTGCAGAACATTACTGTACGTCCCGTCGAAATCGCTGGCAAGCAAGGCTACGAACTTATCACTGGGCTCCAGCGATATACTGCTTGCAAGGAACTCGGACATGAGACTATCGACGCTCGTGTGAAAGAAATGTCCGAGCAAGAAGCTTGGTTGTGGATGATCCACGAAAACACTCAACGTGTTACGCAAAAAGCGTCAGATATCACCAAGCTCTTGAAGCGTCTGATCGCCAAAGATCCAACGATGTCTATTCCACGACTCGCGAAGCTTTTGTCGAAGTCCGTGCCCCAAGTACAGAACTATCTGGCACTTGATAAACTGACCGACGAGGCAAAGGAATTGGTCGATGATGAAACCATCGGTTTGACCAACGCAGTTGCTCTCGCCAAGCTCCCACCTGAGGAGCAGGAAGACTTGCTTGCTGACGCGTCAACAATGACCGTTGCTGAATTTGTTCCACTTGTAAACGAACGAAAAGAAAAGGTTGATCAAGCCAATCGTGAAGCTCGTGAACAGGAAAAGAACACGTTTTCTCCGAAACCAAAAGCTCGCAAGAAAGACGATCTCGTCACCGAGCTTGGAATTATCATGGGCACGGAGACTGGCACTTCGCTTCTTATGGAGTGCTTGAACGGTCAGGATGTTGATACTTCCAACCAGAATGTCAAGGCAGTTATCACTCAGACAATGGAGTGGGTCCTGAACCTTGATCCAGCGTCCGTCGACGCTCAACGAGCGAAATGGGAAGACGCCAAAAAGAAGCGGGAAGAACGAGAAAAAGCGAAAGCTGCCGCTCGTGCCGAACGTGAAAAGGCGAAAGCCCTGGAAATCTAAATTGATAGTTTCAATTTAGTTTCAATTTAGATTCCATCTGATACTTCAATTTTAAACTTCAACTTCAATTTAAAAGGACATTTTATGTCTCAACTTGCACAGCTCAAGAAAAAAGTTTCCAACAAACCTGATCCTCAAGAACGTAACTTGATAACATCCGGCTCTAACATGCCGTACGTCAAGTTGTGTGGCTCAAGCACCACGCTTGTGAAGCAGGGTATCATTCCAATGGGGCATCACTCCCTAACGGAAGGTCAGAATCACATTGACCTTGGAAACGAGTTTCTTGCTGCGTTTATTTCAAATCGTCCAAAAGCCGTTCACTACGGCGAAGATTTGACTATCAGTTATGATCCGACGAAACCTGAGTTTCAGGAGATTATGAAGAAAGCTGATTTGGGTGGACAAGCCGCTCGTGGGTATTCCTACGGTTACGAGTTTCTTCTATACTTGCCAGAGCAAAACAAAATGGCAACGTATCATTTTGGAAATCCCACGGCTCGCCAGTCAACTGATGCGATCCTTGCATTGTTTGACGACCACAACTTCTTCATGGCGACGGTCAGCTCCACACTGATCGAGCGGAAAGGCAATTCATGGCACGGTCCTGTAGTCAAATACTACGAGAACCCTGTTGAAATGCCAAAGTTTGATGCTGAAACTGTTCAAGCTTCCATTGAGAAGTTTGATAATCCTGTCCCATTGATCGGTACCGAAGTGGCTACTGACGAAGTGGCAAACGATCTTGAGTAAGCGACCAAAGTGGGAGTTCTTTGAACCTCAAAAATTCAAAAAGCTTCTATACGAAGCAGACCAGACTGATTTGTCTGGTCTGCATTCGCTTACTGATATTTCACAACATTACGGCGAGCGTAATAGACACCACTATTACGCTCTCGTTTTCGTTTGTGACATTGAGGAAATAACTCGTATTGCCCCACACGTCAACGTAACAATCTGTACGGTCGTTGATAAAAAGTATTATTGTTTGGCCTCAGGAAGTAAAGAATCATGGATCAAGCTCGGTTACATGAAATAAGAAATTCACACAAAGGGATAAACGTCATCCGCCCCAGCTTAATGAGTAAGCTGGCAGAAGGTCCAGTACGTCTAAAGCTCACGTACCAAGGCCGACGTTATCCTATGACGTTCAACATCAACAGCGATGCCACTGAAATATCAATTAAGTTCCCCTTCTCAAGAAAAGGGCTTGAGCTGGTCAAGACTCGCTTCGGGGGACGTAAATGGGACAAAACCAATGAGCGTTGGACCATGCCGCTCACAATGCGTAACTTGTTCCTAATGGACCTACTCTCAGGAGGCAAACCTCATTTAAATTGGCGTCGTGAGGAAGACTACACCGACTTTATCAAAGAGTTCTGGGCTCAACGAGATAAACCTTTCGAGTGTGAATTGTTTCAACATCAGATTGAAATGATAAATCTTGCTCTCAACTCTCGACACGTAATCCTGGCCGCAGATATGGGCCTTGGCAAAACGTTAACGGCAATCGTTGTTATGGAGATTCTAGGAATTCCCAAGTGTACTTGGGTGGCTCCTAATGCTCCGTTAGCTCAAGCAAAGAACGAGTTTCGAGATTGGCGAACACTGACTCAGGCTCGGTGGCTCACGTATCGTGGAGCCGTAAAATGGCAAAACGAATACACTGGTAAAGCTCCGAAAGCTTTTATCATTGACGAATCTGCCTACATTAAAAACAAATCACAACGAACAGATGCTTGTTTGTACATTGCCGACTGCGTACGAGAGGAGCATGGCCTGGACTCATTAATCCTGCTCCTGTCGGGTAAACCAGCTCCTAAGTCCCCACCTGATTGGTTTAACCAAGTGGAAGCAATTTGTCCCGGAGCTATCAACGAGAATTCAAAATATACTCTTGAACGTCGCTTAGGTCTTTGGAAACAATCTGAATACGGCGAGTTCCAAGAACTTGTTACTTGGTATGATAACGAAGATAAGTGTGCCCATTGCGGGGAGATTAAACTTCACCCTAACCATCAAGAGCTTGACTTCGAAGAATTTATTCGTCACGGCTCTACTGGCGAACTAGCCACGTATGAGCGTCACGAATTCCAACCGTCGGTAAACGAAGTTATCAAGTTCGGTCAACGGCTTAATGGCTTTTGTGGTGTGTGGCAAAAAGAAGATTGCACTGACTTGCCGCCAAAGCAATTCCACGTGGAACAACTCGTTGTTACTCCTGAAATGTTGAACTTAGCTAAGTCTTACATGGCGAAAGCAACATCAGGTTCCGAGTCTTTGATATTTTTACGAACATTATCTGATGGTTTTGTTTACCAGAAGATACCAACCGATCAACTTGCTGTATGCCAAGGGTGTCATGGCGAAAAGCAAGTCGAAATGATAGACCCTGACACTAACGAAACGTTTTGGGCTGATTGTCACACGTGCCACGGTGAAGGATCAGTGCCGCTTATTGAACGAGTCTATCAAACGTACCCAACACCTAAGTTGGATTACTTACACAAGTTACTTGAACTTCATAAGGAGACTGGACGATTTGTGACATTTGCAGCTTTCCAAGCATCAGTAGACATCATTACCAACTTTGCATTGCAAAAGAATTGGCAAGTGATACAAGCTGATGGGCGAGGCTGGATGTTCCACAAAGGTATTGATAACGTTGCTAAGATGAAGAAAGGGGAAATGCTAGATTACTTCCAGAAAGGCCCGGACGACCGCGTATTATTCGTAGGTCAACCCGGAGCTGCTGGTAGTGGATTGACATTGCATCGCTCACCCGGAGTCTTCTTTTACTCCAATGATAACGTACCGAATAACCGGTTTCAAGCTATTGATCGAGTTCATCGTATTGGTATGCGTGACGATGGTGGTCACGTCTACGATTGTTTGTGTTTACCGTCGGATAAACGTATTTTGTCCACGTTAAATAATTCAGAACGATTATCATCTATTACTCTTGACCAGTTGAAGAAGGATTATGAGCACTACCACCCCACAAATTGAAATGATTCCGTTAAGCGACATCTATTCAGATGATTCGTTTAACTGTCGTCAAAAATTTAAAGATCGCGAAGTCAGAGGACTTTCCCGAAGTATCAAAGCTAAGGGATTGTTTACTCCGATTATCGTTCGACCAAAGCCCGGACCTAATGGTGAGAAATACACTATTGTCGCGGGACACCGTCGTAAACGAGCCACGGAGCTTGCAGGCCAAACCCATATTCAAGCTATCGTTAAGAACCTTACGGACGACGAAGCTCGAAATATCAATTTGAAAGAGAACTTGGAACGCCAAGATTTGACACTTTGGCAAGAAGTGAAAGCTCTTGAGTGGTATCGAGATCAACAACTGAACGTCTTTCAAATTATGGACCGTATCAATCAAACAGAAGCGTGGATTGAGAACCGGCTTCTCGTTCTTCGGATGCCTGCGGGGGTTCAAGAAATGGTTGAAATGGGTCACTTAACTTTAGGCCATATTCGAAGCTTGAAAAAGTTTATGAATCGTCCTGACTTGCTTGGAAAGTATGCAGCCAAGCTATCAGAGCGGTACGCTTTGGGCAACAAAAACGTCACTCTTGCCCACATTCTGCCAAAGGAAAAGAAACCTCGCCGGGTCCGAACAAAACAAGAAATCTTAGACAAGATGGATGACATTCGGGAGCAGTTCAAATACCTGAATGATACCCACCCTGAATTTGTCGACGGTAATGGAAACATTATTGCTACCAGATTCGGAGCATGGGCTACCGGGTATATTAACGATGACGATTTCCAAGAGTCTTTAGATTCTTTGGAAATTGAAATTAAAGCTGTTTAGGAGAAGATCAATGGCCGAAGTTTCTATCATTACAAAAGTTGAACATCCCGAAGTGGCAAGTCTAATCCAATTCATGTACGACGTGGAACTAACCTCTGGTGATATTTTTCGCTACGTCAACCAGAAAGGAAATAGCGGTTTAGTCTTAGCAGAAACGCAACATCCTTTTGATTTGGTTGGCGGAGCCGCATTGTTTAGACGACTTTCCGGAAAAATATTCGTTGACTATTTTAGCGTGAAGCCAGAGAAAAGTCCAATTCCTTTACTGCACGGGCTCAAAAGATTGTTGAACCGTAATCGGAACACGATTATCATTTTAGTCCCTGAAACTAATCTTAAACTTTTGAATGCATTGAAAGGACAAGGGTTTATTGCTAAGAGTCTCGAAGTAAAATACTTCGGGCACCGTGACGCCATTCATATGGAGTACAATAAACTTTTTTCACCCAAACAACGGAGATCAAGTGTAAATGTTAGCCGTTGATACTGAAACGCTAGGATTTACAGGACCATTAACTTTAATTCAATACCAAGAAGTTGGCACTGAAACTCCTGTAATTTTCGAAGCGTTCATGGAGTCAATTGATAAAAACATAGCCTTGTGTGAGAGGGTAGCAGATGAAGGAATAATTGGATTTAACTTAGCATTTGATTGGTATCAATTGTATAAATGGTACACAATGATGCTTTTGTTACGAGACGAAGTCTCACCGAACGCTTTACCTGCGAACCATATTCGCACGTTAGCAGAGTTAGAACCAGAAGCGAGGTTTGGGCCATGTCTCAAGCCTCGTTATGCGTTGGACCTAATGTTGCACGCTCGAAAGACAGTTTATCAATCGACAATGCAACGGTCTCCTATTTTCATTCGACGAGTCCCTAGAGACATTGCCTATGACTTAAAAAAGTATCTCATGGAGAACATCGATCTTCCTGAGATTTGTTTTGCTAAAGCTAAAGGCAAAGACCGCTGGGGGTACAAACCGTCAACAATTGACGGCAAAGCGTCTAATGACTTTGTTGATATGTATTTGAACTTTATGCCAAGTTCCTCGCTCAAAGCAATTGTTATTGACGCAGGTTTGAGGACTGAAGATCGTATCAAATATGAAGAAGTACAAGCTCCGAAACCGGTAGAAGTATCATATGCTCCTTTTGCTACTGCTATATCAAAAGCACCTCTGTGGATTGCTAAGATTGGCAAAGACAAAAAGAAGTTTGGTAAAACTTGGCCTGGATTAGTTGAAGACCATATTGTCCATTGGCGAATGAGTGAACCTCGTCGTTACGCAATTGAAGATGTAGAGGATACTCTTAACCTTTATTATCATTTCGATGAGCCCGAAATAAATGATAGAGATTCTGAAATATCTTGTATGCTTGGAGCGATTCGATGGCGAGGCTACCCTATCGACGTAGCCAAAGCTAAAGCTTTGCGGGACCAAGAAAAGCAATTGATTCATTCCGCCCCACGTTCAACTGATAGAGTGTACGAATGGTTAGCTCCAGTGTTAAGTGAAAATGAACGTCATCATTTACACAACGAACATACTCAGTCTAAGGAGACAAGTAGAGCGAAGCTAGAACTTTTGATGACATTCAAAAAAGAGTGCGATTGTCCGGCCACAACTGAAATGCGAGAAATTGAAGATCCTGATTTGGGGACAGTTCTTACCCCTACTGTAGTGAAAGATCATGTTCCTGACTGTCCAGAAGAATTTGAACACCCAGTAGTTGAACGAGCTAAAGCGGTACTAAAAGCTAGACAAGCTCAAACAAAAGTAGCCTTGCTTGATAAATTGATTCTTGCAGGGCGAATGCATGTTGGAGCATCAACAATTGGTTCGCTATCAGGTCGAGTGTCTGGTTCGTCCCTTGATGATAAAGGAGATCGCGTTACAAGTATTAACGCTTTAGGTATTCAACGTGGTGAAGATGTTCGATCTATTTTCTTGTTTGCGGGAGAAGATGAAACTTTCTCTAGTGGGGACTTTGATGCTTTTGAGATTGGAATTTCAGACGCTGCTTGGAATGATAAAGCCTTACGCAAACAGTTGTTAACCTGTTCAAAATGCGGGTACGTTCATTCAGCTGCTGAATACCGAGTAATGACTGCTTGTTGCAGTTGTAAAGCAAAAGGAGCTTTGCGAAAGATACATGCTTTGTTTGCAATGTCTCTCTTTCCAGGTAACTCGTACGATGATATTATTGCCTCTAAAGGAAGTGACAATGATATGTACGATAAAGGAAAGCGAGGAGTTTTCGGTGGTTTAACTTACGGGGGTGACGAACGTACGCTAGAGCGACGAATCGGTATTCCTTTGGAACAAGCTAAAAAAGCACGCGACGCATTCTTCAATCAATTCACAGGAGTACAAGCTCAACAGAACTCAGTGTACGAAGACTTTTGCTCAATGCGTCAGGAGCGAGCACATGGTAAAGTATCATGGTATGAACCTAAGAACGAAGTATCATCTTTACTTGGGTTCAAAAGATACTTCACCCTTGAAAATCAAATTTGCAAAGCTCTTTACAATTTAGCAAATGATCCACCATCTGAGTGGCAGAAACATAAACGTATTGTTAAACGGAGAGAAGACCGCGAACAAAAAGCAATTCATGCTACACAATCTGCATTGTTTGGTTCCGCTTTTAATATCCAATCGGGAGTGTATCGGGCAGCGTTAAACCATCAGATTCAGTCTACTGGTGCTGACCTTATCAAAATCCTTCAACGTGATATTTGGAACTTGCAACCTGTTGGAACGCATGAATGGCTTGTAGCCCCGTTTTCAATCCATGATGAAATTGATACTCCAATTCGTAAAGGGTACGAAGCTCAAGTTAAGAAAATTGTGGACGACTTCGTAATTCAATACGCTGAGTTAATTCCTTTGCTTCGTATTGAATGGAAAGAAAATCTTGAAGATTGGAGTCAAAAGTAAATGCTTAACGAACTTAAGATTCTTAAACGTCAAGTTGAGTCTAATCTTAGGTTTCTCGAAGTAGACGAACGTAGAGCCGTTTTAAAGTGCTTATCCCAACCTGAACGTGACGAGTTGTTGAGCCTTGCAACCACTGATAGATTTAAAGAACGATTCTATCATCTTGCAGTTCAACACAAAATCTATTCAGTGTTGACCGTAAGCTTACTTAGAAAAGAGTGCCGCGTCCGAGGAATCAAAGATTATCAACCTTTAGCTACACACAACTTAATCATTCTTTTGGAGAACAAAGATGTCCGGGAGCTTAAAAAACGCAGCAGAACGTCGACTACAAAATCTGGAAACGAAACCAGTTCCTAAGGTGGGACACAAATTTGATTTTGATAGCCCTGATATTTTTCAACAAGTTGTTTCGGAAATTGTTTACCGAACAGAACTTGAAACTTTTTGGCAAATGTACCCGAAATACTTGGCAATACTTCCGCCAGTAAATCGAGATGAAATGCGGGAAGCGTTCCTTGATATGTCTCACGTTCAAGCTTTTATCGCAACGTTGAAACATAAGGAAGGAGAGTTCGCGTCCTCTTGGCCTGTAACCAGACATTTGGACACAATCTTACCGTCTATTCGAAAAGCAATGACAAAAGCTAAAACCGAAATACGTCGACACTTCAAGGAGTTGTCGGCTTTACTGGACACTGGAATGATTCCTCATGATAAACCTTGGGTGAAAAAATAATGAAACCTAACCCCAAACCAATTAAACGTAACAACCGCCCTGAGGCCAAGATACAACAAGAAATTATCACTTTCTTGGAAGCTCGCGGATGGTTCGTCCGTGAAGTTAGTGCAGGGGTGAAAATCTTCGGATGGCCGGATCTTTACGCTAGTCATAAACATCACGGCTGTCGGTGGATTGAGGTTAAGCTTCCTAATATGGAAGGGTCCAAGTTTACAAAAGCTCAGAAACAATGGTTCCCTAAATTCATTCAAAATGGCTCGCCTATTTGGATAATGACAGCCGCAACAATGAAACAGTATAAGGAACTTATCAATCGAAAGCAAGGGAATTTGATAGATTTTATGCTCTAATAACCTTTTGAGAGCAGAATCGTGAATACGCTCTGAGACGCCACAGAATCGACGATCTCCGCGAACGGGTAATCGGTCGCAAGACCCCTAGATCGTCGATTGTGGGCCAAACCAGGGCGGTTTTCAGCGACGTGAGCGGGGTAGCTTGCTCACGTAGGCGAGCGGACAAATTACCCTGATTTTTAAAAAATCAAAACTTCCAAGTTGTTAATGATAGTTCTTTCAAAACTTTAATGGAGTGTCTAATGAGTCAATCTTCTAATGTATCAGTCAGTCAAGTTCGTCATGGTGACGTTATTCAAGAAGGGGATTTATATCAAAGTCATGGTGAATGGATACCTGTTGGCCCGGACCCCGATCCAAGAGTCGGCCAGCTTAATCTTTTGGGTTTGCGGTATGATAACCGCTTTCCTATTGTCTTGCGTCCTGTCCCTCGGAGCACGTAATTTATGTTAACCTACTACCAATGTAAGTTTGTTGATGCGTATGGGGTCACAGTTATTGGCCAAGGTAAGTATCCAGAAGAAGCTATTAGTAACTTCCGGTTAGCTTGCCAAGGGCGACCTGGACCCGTTAATTCAACACCTGTCCCTCAAGCTAAAAGACATTTGATAAATGAGAAGTAAACATCGCACTTTTGTTATGTTGGCCAAATATTTTGAAGAAGCTGAGCCAAAAGATTTATCAAATTGGCTTTGGTCTAAAAAGTACGACGGCCACCGAGCTTTGTGGATTCCTCATTTGCGAGGAACACGACCAGATTTTATGAGGTCTGACGTTCCTGCAACTGGATTGTTTACTCGCTATGCTAGAGTGTACAGGGCTCCTGATTACTTTCTAGACGATCTCCCAACTGATAGATGTTTGGATGGTGAGTTGGTCGCGGGAACGTTAGAAGAAACAGCGTCGGTTGTTAAATCTCATAATGCCGATTGGACCGGCACTCACTTCCATGTGTTTGATAGCCCTACTATTCAACGGGTCTTGGAGCGTGGACAAGTTCGTAATCCTTTGTACGAACACTTTTTCAAAGGAACTGATCTGTATGATCCGTTTCTTAAATTTTACGAGTTAGACTTTCACGGCAAGTATCATTCAACTGTAGCACAAAATCCTATTACTGACGTTGAGGAACATTTTCAGTCTGTTATTGACGCAGGCGGTGAAGGGATTATGTTACGAAGTAAGTTCGCTAGTTGGAGACCTACTCGTTCTAAGCTACTGTTAAAACGAAAACAAATTCATTTAGGTGAAGGAGTTATCACTGGGTACAATCCCGGTAAAAATGCGTTAGTTGGCGAAATTGGTTCAGTACAAGTTAACAATTTATTTAAAGTTTCTGGCTTCAATGCTAGAGAAAGAGAGTTAATTCCTTATGACCACCCCATCGGAGCGTCCATCAAATACGAACATTCCGACTGGACAGCCGCAGGCGTCCCACGTAATGCTCGATTTAGACGGGACAGTTAATCAGCTTGAGAATAAGTTGGTTGAAACTTGGCGTAAATATAAAGACTTACCGGAAGTTCTTAAAGTCAAGTTTCGTCGGGAGTATTATCAAAAGCGAGGCTACTATGGCCGAGCGGTTTTGGTAGCGTTTAAAGAACTTGATAAATTTTACGAGAAAGGAAAGTTGATCCATGACCGAATTGAGGAAAATTAAATACTTGTCTCCTACTTCTTTACAACAGTGGGAGTCTAATCCATTTGAATTTGTGAAAACCCGAATCTTTCGATTGAATCGAATACCGCAAACTCCGCCAATGACGTCGGGAGCTAGGTTTGATGATTTGATCAAAGCTCATTTGATAGAGTTGTATGGCCTATCTGACCAAACTTTTGAGTCCTCTGTTGAAGTTGAACACCCCGAAGCTATGGCTCGCGGAGATGCAGCTTTTGAAGCGTATGTTGATAGTTCAGCAATGACAACGCTGTTAAAGCTAATTGATAAACTAGGGGGACTTGACTTAGTTGGAGATCATCAAGGCAACATCACGCCTAATGTTCCAGGCCGAGGGAAACCTGACATTGATGTAGGGGGACAGTATATTCTTGATTGGAAGTGCAACGGGTTAATGTCCCAAGCTTCACCAGTCGTTGGGTATGTTGAACACCCGAAGCATTTCCATCAAGAGAATGAGCACGGATTGATGGTAAACATCTCGACTCCGTTGCGAGAACGTCGTAAAGGTTGGGCCTTGCAAGCGGCAACTTATTACTTGTTGCGAGGGTATGAACCACCGTTCACTCTAATGATACACCAGCTATGCGGTCGAAAAGATGGGTCCGTTCGGGTGTACCAACATAATGAGATTTTATCAAAAGAATATGTTGATAAAGTTAAACTTCGTTATGAGCAAGCGTGGAGTTACATTTCAACAGAACATTATTTCCCTGAGTTATCAAAGGAAGCCTCTGATGCAAAACTAGAAGAAGTTGAAAAAGCCTGTATGATTTTCCAAGGCGACACAGAGGAGAACAAATGGAGACAAATGATATTAAGGAGAAGCTAGCTCGTCTTGAATTTGAAAATCCGGGCTTTACCTCTAGTCTGGTATTTGAAGCAATCCGAGATAGTAATTATGGAAGGGCTCCTACTGTTTTAGCGGTCCCAATTTTTGATATTAGTGTTGTTCAAAACACTTTACGACATTATGGAGTTTTGCTAGGTGTTGATTTAACGAGAGTTATCACTGTAAGCGGAACTCCTAAAAATTCCCAACGTTTTCACTTTTATAAAAAGGTAGAGAAGATGCAAAAACTTTTTGACAAACTTGTTAGCTCCGTAGGCCGCGTCACCGAACCTCAGCTGGCTGATATTGATATTCAGCTTAATGACGGTACGGAGTTGAAAGCGTCTCAACTTACAGAAGTTCAATACGATCAAATCTTTGATGCGAAGTGGGCAGCTGCCAAAAGGGACTTCACCCCTATCAATGTTAAGTTGACGCCCCAAGCGGAAGCAGGTGATGCCGAGCCGCCCCAAGCGGAAGCAGGTGATGCCGAGCCGCCCCAAGCGGAAGCAGGTGATGCCGAGCCGC